CTTCATCGTCAACGGCGACGCGATCGCGCGCCAAGAAGGGAGGCGCTGGAGGGGCGGAAGATGTACCGTTTATTTACGACATAGATGTCACACTGTCCGTAACACTTGGCCGAAGACCCGCGACGTTCACCCGCCGATTGCGGGTCTCGTGTCAAACGAGACGGAAGACGCTTCGCAAGGCAATCAAAGATGTCTTCCCCTCGTTCGATATAGGACCTGGAAAACAGATAGCGAAGTCTCGCCCGTCTAAGGTCCCAATTATGTATTCGTCCACCGGATACAATCTTCGCATGCCCTATACTCGCCAAAGCCCTTCACACTACCATTCATCTTACCCTTACGGCTATTCCAGCCCAACGCATTACGGCAGCAGCAGCAGTAGCCCTTACACGCACAGCCCTTACACGCACAGCCCTTATACGCACAGCCCTTACACGCACAGCCCTTACACGCACAGCCCTTACACCAGTTTCCACCCGCCGTCTTACCCACCACCGCCACGCAGCACTCTTGCCGAGCGTGCCAGACACGCAGGCGTCACTACTTGGTCTCGTTAAGCAACGCAAATATTCTAGATGAGTTCATCGCTCATCTAAAATAGCTAGTCTAGATTGTAACCACGGGGGATGGATGAGAGTAACATCATCACGATAGACAAGAAGAGCGGGATCGTACTAGGCAAGGACAAGTCGACTGGAGCGTTCTACATCTGGTTCGAGCTGTCTAATCCTAGTGTGGAGTTGCCCGGCATAGTCGACACAGCGATGTTTGACATGGTGGCAGGACTTAACCCTGATATTCTCGAACGCGTGGAGACACTGAACAAGACCTCGGCCGATAGCTTCGATACACTGTATGTTCTTAAGAGATTTGGCGCGGAGCTGGGTATTCCTCAGAAATACATGTACATACGCACGACTGTTAACAGACAGCCTGGGAAGATAACGATATCGGGACGGAGCGACTGGTGCGCCGTCGCCCTCCCAGCCGGAGCGTCGCCGATCCATGATTGCGTCTCCGAGATGGTGTTCTCATGGGCCGATCCGCACAAGGTACAGGTTTCATACATGTTTAAGGCTACGGTCCATGAGCGACTTCCGATCTACATGGAGAATATAATGGGTCTTCTTACCAAGAAAATGTTCCTGCGTGTTAAAACATTTATAGAAAATATGTGACGGTACTACAGTGTGGACCGGATATGAACATCGTGTGGAAGCATCTAGGGTTCGTGATGTCCTCGATAGTTATATTAACCATCGAGAGCGTGAAGTATCTTGTAACGCGCGATCAGTTGGCACTTGTTACCAACTTGGCAAACGGTCTTCTCTGTCGGAACATCTTCTATGTCAAGTTCCTTCAAGCGATATCGTCCGATTGCCAGTTGCTAGACGCGCCCTCATTAGAATACCTTTCACAGTACGCTGATAATGTGGCTCACGAACCCGAGGAGGTGGATAATGTAACGCTCAAGAAACTTACCGACAATGGAGTGCGTATCAAGAGCGAAGGTGATGAGTATCTCATCTCCAATGCAGGGATGGTGTCACTCGTATATCGAGGCGAAGTAACGGTCGATAGTAAGTCTATCGATGTCGCGGTTAAAGTCATGCGGAATGGTATTCGCTCCAAGCTGGAGGTTGCTCTGGAAGAGATCGAGGCGCTCGTATACGTCATCTCTTATCTTCCCTCTCTAAGAGCATTGAACATCGACGCCATGTTCACAGAGAACAAAACCGGGTTGCTCGAGCAACTTGACTTTGTAAAAGAAATTGAGAATATCAATGTGCTGCACGACATGAACAAGTGCATAGACTATGTGGATGTGCCGTGCACGTATCCGGGTTTTTCGAAGGGATGTGAAGACAGCGCTATCGTAATGGACTATTTGACGGGAAGGAAGCTCGCTGACTTAGATCCCGAGGATAAAGCACCATACAGTGCGTGTCTTGCCAAGTTTGACATTAAGTGCTTGTTGTTTGATGGCACATACCATGGGGACTTCCACCAAGGGAACATCCTGTTCATGGGCGACAGACACTCGCCATGTATTGGTGTCATCGATATGGGCGTAATATGCACACTAACTCGAGAAGAGCAGAATGACTTCTTCCAGTTCTTTCAGGCATTGCTAAAAAGAGATTACGATGTCGCGGCGGGCTCTATCCTTCGAACGTCAGCCGAGCCACGTGACCGCGTCGAGACGATTATCGCCGCCTGTTCTCATACGGTTGTCTCTAAATTGGCGGATATGCTGAAGACGGTGGCGGAAGAGTTCGGAGGATGCGGCGTGACTGATATCAACGGTCTCAACAACGTGTTGCGCGAGCACGGTTTGCGTTTGACAAAACTCTTCTGTAAGGTACAGCTGTCGCTCGCACTCGCCGAAGGCGTTCATCGAGGTCTGGAAACAGAGAGAAACTTCATTGAAGAGCTTGACGTGGCTTGTCGGAATATGTTTCCCATAGAACTAGTCTAAAATTGATACGTAAGCGCGTATATCATTGTTTTTAGAGCCATGATATACATTCTCGTCGACGGCAGCTACTACTGCTTCTACCGTTACTATGCACTCCACCAGTGGTGGAATAACGCGCATCGCGACGAGCCACTCGAGAACCCGATTGGTCAACCGGACTTTGTAGAGAGATACAGGTCTGCTTTCGTCAACAAACTAAAAGAGCTGAAGAAGAAGGTTGCAAAACTCCACGGCAAGAGCGAAACGGTCGCGATGTGGGTGAGTAAGGACTGCCCGCGCGTGAATATCTGGCGAATGAAACTGTTCCCCGGATACAAAAAGAACCGGGAGCGCGATGACGTCTTCGAGGGCGGGCCATTCTTCGCCATGGCGTACGACGGACTGTTTACCGACGGAGGTTGTGAACAGTTGTTGAAGGCCCCGTCGCTCGAGGCGGATGATTGTGTAGCCATCGCCACACGACTTATCCTAGACAAGTCGCCCGACAACAAAGTCGTAATCGTAGCGAGCGACATGGACTATCTACAACTCGCCAGTGACCGCGTCTCTATCATGGACCTAAAATACAAGCTACTCACCGATAGTCCCAGGTGTTACGGCGACCCCCAGAAAGACCTATTTTGCAAAATCATGGCGGGGGATACGAGCGACTGCATCCCAGGCATCTTCCCAAAGTGCGGTCCGAAGACAGCCGCCAAATGCTACGACGACCCGGATTACAGAGCTAAATGCATGGCCAAGCACCCCGGCGCCGCCGATCAACTTGCCTTGAACAGCACACTTATTGACATGAGGCTGATCCCTGCCGAGCTGCAGGAACCCGTCGTTTGCCAAGTGAACGAGGCCCTATAAACTACCACCACGGAAGTCCGCCACCACCCTCGACATGACGGTTCTCGCCTACACTAAGTAACGCTGTGCGGCCAGCGCAAAGTCGATAAACCCCTTCATTATGTAGGAAAGTCATAAAATGCAAAAATATCACTTTTTAAAGGGTGGTGAGAATATCAGAATTAGACATAGAAAAGTATGTCTAGTTTTTGTTTGACCGACCACTTATAAAAACGCAGATTTTTGAAAAAATGACTTCAGAGCATAATGGTCTCATTTTAGGTTTACGCGCGAAACCGCTGAGACCATGACTGAAAAAACAGCACCGAAAAAAGGGCACCACCCCATGATAAAGTATCTCAATATGTTAAGTGGCCAATGGAAACTTTAGGAAACACCGAGGTAACGAAAAGTAAGAGCAAAAAATATGCATGTGAAGCTTGTGACTATATTACGTCTCAAAAGGCAAATTATACAAAACATTTATCAACCGGTAAACACAACAAGATTACTATGACTACAGGGTGTAGTCACAAATGTGTCTGTGGCAAGTTGTACAGTAATCGCCAAAACCTATATCGTCACAGAAAAACGTGCGATGTAGTGAATAACCCCACTGCAAAAGTAACCGAAGTAACGAATTGTTTCCAAATGTTTCCTGAAGATCATAACAGACATGAATGCGCTTGTGGATCCACCTACAGTACGAGGAGTGGGCTCTGGAAGCACAAGAAAGCCTGCCTACATGGCGGGGGGGAGGCGGAGAACGTGGTGTTGCCGACGGTCGACAACACCGAGGTGCTGGAGGTGCTGGACTTATTGCAGTCGAAGATGGATAGGGCGGAGGAGGAGAGGAGAAGGGCGGAGGAGAAGATGGATCGGGCGAAGGAGAAGATGGACCGGGCGGAGGAGAAGTTGGATCGTGCGCAAGAGTCTAACGAGCTATTGAAGGAGGAGATGAAGCAGATCAAGTCCGGGGTGCTTACTGCTGTCGCAGAGCCCAAGGTGGTGAATAACTACAACAATATCAACTTATTTCTGAATGAGAGGTGCGGGAACGCGATACCTATACAGGACTTCGTAAAGGACTTGGTGATTGGTGTGGAAGATGTAGATTATGCTCTTCAGAATGGAAAAGCGAGCGGCATTGCAAACATCATAGAGAGGCGCGTCGAGGAGCTGGGCATGTATAGTAGGCCACTTCACTGCACGGATGTCAAACGGGCAACAATGTATGTGAAGGGTGCGGAGGGTTGGGATAAAGAAAAAGGCGAGATGACCAAATTGATCCAAGATGTAAATCATGCGCAGGTGAAGGGGATAAAGATATGGGAGGCAGCGCATCCGCGGTGCTTCGATACCGGACATGACAGGGAGAAGGACCAGTGGTTTAAGATAGTGAAGTGCTTGACGAACAATATTGAAGGGGTTGGAACGCGCAAGATATCGAAGAGATGCTACGAGGTAAGTAAGATAAACCAGGAAGACATGGTTTGATATACGTTTCAACACCAGAAGGTCGTGGTGTTTCGATGGCCCAACTTGGCATTTGCCAGCGTTTCTACCACGCAGACGCGGTACGTGATTTTGTTAAGCTCCGACGCACTGACCTCTTTGGTAGTGAGATGCAGCAGCAATGTCTTCTCGATGTCGACGAGTTCGGCGTTAAGGTTATTCATCTTTTGTAATGGTATGGATGTGCGTATTCCATATCATTTTTCCCTTTAAATCCACGTTGCGCCAACTATAGGTCGAGCGCCACAGAGTTCTTTTCACTTCTCGGCTTTCTCCCTCGGGTGGGCTTCGGTAGTTGTTTGCTGGTCATCTCTTTCAGTTCCTTCAGGCTAATTGTGCTGCTGCCTTGGTCGGCTGGTTTTTGAAGGTCAACGGTCTTTGTTCTCATACGAGACAGAATGTTCGATATGTCGCTGGGTCCCTTCATCTCGGCGCGTGCCTGGTGGGCAGCGGCAGGGGTGGGTTGACGCATGGTCCTCTCGGGTTCATTCGGGTTGCCAAAGTTATCGCGCATGTCGATGCCTGCCGAAGGCATCTTGCCACGAGCCATGTCGATATCGGGTCTGGCTGTTGGTGGCGGCTGCGCCGGCGCTTGACCCGGACCACCGCCCGGACCACCACCCGGACCACTGCCCATCACACCGTTCATGAAGCCGCCGAAGCCCGGGTTAGACTGCCCCATGGTATTCACGGCAGCCTGGGTGAACTGTTGCATAAGGTCGGGGTTCTGTCGCATTATGTCGTCCATGCCCGGCATTGAGGACTTGAACATCGTGTTTGTCATGTGCAACATGATGGCAGAACCTCCCAACTGAAAGAGCAACTTGATCTCGGGCGCCATCTTCGCCTTAGAGTGGTATTTTTCGTGGAGCTCAGCGAAGATTTCATCGTAGTCGGTAATGTTCTCATGGACTTGCTCAGCCCATCCCTCTAGTTTGACGTCGAATGGATCGAACTTCCCGTTCAGATATTCCAAGCCGGTTACAGCCGCCATCAACATCTTCCCCTGGAACTTCACACTGTTCGTCCTTTCCTTCTCTGACACTGCGGTCTCATATTCACCAATCATCTCGTCCAGTGAAGACTCCATCGTGTAGTGCTTCGTTAGTTTCCCACCTTTCTGCTCAATCGCCTCGAGCCTCTTCAGATAGGTAAACTTCTCCTTCAGAACCTCTTCCTTTGTTTTGGGGATCTCTGAAGGTATGAGCGTCTCGGCATCGCCGTGGGTGGTGTTGCTTCCCAGCCATCCGGTTGGTTCGATCGGTGTGTTGGCAGTGGCGGCGCCCAACCTGACCGGCTCGTGAGCACCGTCATCGTCATTTAACTTCGTGTTCTCCGGACCCGCTTTTGTGACAGAGAAAAGGGAGCTCCTAGGTTCCACTCTCAGCACGGTGGGTGGCGCGTCTGTGAGTTCGTTTAGCTCGGCCTCGATTTCCTCAATACCGCTAACTTCGGGTGTGTTGCGCCCTTCTCCCGTCTGCTTACTGCGCTGTCGGTCGTTCATGAGGAGCTCGAGCCCACCTCCACTACTCAATGCCGTCGACTTCGGGTGTGCGTGCCGCGGGATGGAAATATTGCAAGCAGAGTCGTCCATCTGGTCCATCTCGATAATCAAGTCATCCGACATTATGTTGTCACTACAATTAAAACTTCTAAATCTTACGCCTTAATGGTTAGGATTGCGCGTACCAAACGAGTTGTAGCAAGCTATCGGCAAGATCGTCTTTTTTCCGGCTGCTTTCGAATACGGCCAACATAACCGTGTCTCCCCGAAGGGCGAGCCAGCTTCTGACGATGGCGACACCTCTCTTCTTTCGTCCCGAATAAGTCGTTGTGTCAAACGATTGACACTGGCTACTTAGCTGCTCGGGAACGGATACCTTCAGTTTGTTCGACGATGATATGGTTAGAATAGCGGCAGCAGGGTGTCTAAGGATAAAGTACTGGTAGATCATGCCTTGGATGGTTCGCATGCGTGTGGCGATAGTCCCGATCTGGTTCTCGACCAGTACAACGTCGATGGCGCCGCCCATCAAAAGGGTGTCGAGTTGCGTAGCCATCTGACGGCCTATATCTATCATGTCCATCTGAGCGGCTTTCGGCGGCCTGACAGGTACAAGACATGTCTCGTTGATCCTTTGTTCTAGTAAGTCGCAGATGGCTTGCTTGCCCTTATGTTCCAACAGTGCGTCGTTAAGTCCGAGTTCGGTAGCGATCTCCCTCAATCTCTTGAGCTTGATGCGAATGAGGTTGTTTGCGCACCCCTGGGGTAGCTTTGCACCGCCGCCTTTCTTCCCATGTCGCCCGCATAAAGGTGTGTCGTTCAGGTGGAATGTTGCCTTTCTTTCACACTCGGAGCATTTGGGAGGTGAGTAGCCGGTCAGGTCAATAATGCCCCACTGTACGATATCCCAAGCGTGATCGGCATTTACCATGGCCGCACAGTAAGCAAGGTTTTTGATGCCTACGTCGAAACTAATGACACGTTTTCCATCGTGTGACATAGTAGTACTATATGCATAGTGGCTTATAATACAACTTTATGTGGGTAACGCCCCGAATCTCTAGTTTGGGTTCGGATAACCCTGTTTGAGGTACTGATCTTGGGAGAGGATTGGCGCTGTGAGGCGACATTCGAGCTGGTAGGATGACAGATACGCGTTTTTCAGATCGCTGGTCTGGTAGCCGAATGGTTGTGTGCTCTCAGTGCACGACTTGTAGAGGAAAGGGGTTCCAGACTGCGGCTGATTGGTGCCGTATCGTGCCGGGCACGCGCAGCACTGGTTACAGGCCCCAAGCTGGTTCTCAAGTATGATGCTATCTGCGTTCTTCGTCAGATATTGACGGTATTGCCAGTTTGTCTTAATGCCCTCCTCTTTTCGGATGTTGTTATTGATCGCCGCGCCCGGCTGCCAGTCGGCGTAATTGCGACCGTCGGACATCAGTGGCGGGAAGCCAAAATGAATATTATTTGATCCGGACTGACACGTGCCCCAACTCATAGTATATAGGGTTCAGAAAAAAAGAAACAGTCGCCGCGCGTGTCATCACGCCTCCTCGCCGTCGCCGTCCCCGTCGCCGTCGCCGTCCCCTGTGGCGCCTTCGCCCAACTCGATAATCCCCGTTTTGTCAACGGCAATCTCACCTACTAGAAGGGATATCAGTGCAGGTTTTCTCAACTTTTTCCCTTGTTCCATGTTCTCTAGGAGACCCATTTCCAGAGCTAACACGCGGAGAGGATCGACCTTCATCTTGTGGTAGTCTGGCGAATCCTCTATGACGGCTGGCTCAATGTCGGGCAACACCTCTGCTTGCAATATTCCACTGAGTTCGATAACTCGCGTTTCAAGATCAGCGGTGGGGTGCGTACTGCTGACGTCGGACAGTTCACTCACGATACTGTCTGATACGGAGTCGGTTTCGTACTCGCTGCCTAAATCACTTTCGCCGTTTGACCCGTCTTCTGAGACGAGGATGCGCTCTTTCGGCCCCTCGGCGGGCGCCACCACCGTCGCAGCGTTGAGGTTCGTTTGTGGGGGTGCTGTGCACGCTGTCGTGGGTGGTGCGTGCGCAATCATATGTTGATGTTGCTGTTGTTGCGCTATGAAAGTGCGCAGCACCCTTGCTTGCTCCATATGGGACCTTTCGAGGTCGGAGATACGCGCGCGCATATAGATAAATATCGCGCCTCCTACGATGAGAGCGGCGGCAATACTGATGACGAAAGGCGTAGCGTCAAAACCGAGGATGCCCATTAATAGTAATTGCGCTCAAAAACTAAAACACAATAGAACGTATTAGGCGCTGGGCGTCGGCTGTTACTTCTTCTGGGTAGTCGAGGTCGCGTAATACCTTAATGCCGCCCCTATGCGACGAAATGCCGTCCCTTTTCCTAAAGGAGTATGTAAAGTCGATGGGATGTGACGGGTCCTTGGCCCCGTCGTACACGGGGATGCATTCCATATGGATATTTTCGATGTTTGACTGTTTGGACAGTGTTTTGCACAATCGCGTATAGTGTGTAGTGAGGGCAAAGTTGACGTTTCGTTTTTTCCCAAGGTGACGAAGAAAGGCCGTTCCGCACGCTGTTGCCTCATACGGGTTTGTCCCTGAGTAGAGCTCATCGAACACGCACAGGTGCTTGCCTGACTTGTCTTTCTCGATGTCGCGCAGCATCTCGGCACACCGTCGTGCTTCAGCTTGGAATAAGCTGTCGCGCCCGGCCGTATCAGGGATGTTGAGGTAGCAGTGGTACTGGCTGTATGGCGAGATCGATGCCTTGCTGAAACAACCGGCCCCGAACTGTTGGCATAGTATGGTGTTTGACAGTATAGTCTTTAGAAGAGTGGTTTTGCCGGACGCATTTGGCCCGGTGATGATCTGGTGTTTCTTTAAGGAGAAGGAGTTCGGGACGGCGTTAGACGACGGACTGGTAAGCATCGGGGGGTAGATCGCGTCTTTCATCGACGTGCGCTTTCCGAACGAGAACGTGTTGATCTGGCCTTTGTCTAGTCGCGACTGGACGCCCTGCATGGTTTTCATGTAGGAATACAACGAGAAGGATCGCTCTACGAGTTCGTTGACGTCTTCGTCCTTCCGTAGCTTGTAAAACGTGCTCATTATTGTCCCAATTTGGCCCAACGCACTAGGTCGGAGAGAGTGTGGCTTAATATGAGATAGCTTATCGGCGAGGTGACGCGCATCTTCCACTTCTTCGGCAACCATTTCGTCAAACATTGCGTAGGCACCATGCCCCGCCATCTTTTCACGAAGGCGCGACATGTACTGTGTGTACGATCCAAGATGTCTTCTAATGATAGCTAACGTTTCGTGTATCGCGTATATGTTTCTCTGAAACCGCACGCACGCGCACACGTTCTGATATATCTGGAATACGTAGAACATAGCGGATATTATAAGATACACCCTTTTGTCCCAACCTCCGCCTCCAAACTCCCCAAAAAGTCGGCCAAACGCATGGTGCTTAACAACGGCTTTTAAAGACGATGCATATGTGGCGAATGAGATGTTTACGCCGCGATATTTCAGCAGAAAAAAAGGCACCACTAGTAGAATCAGTGGAAGCGCAAGAGACAGTATGGGTGAGGTCATATGGTACATGGACGCTGCCTGCATGGCCTGGGGTAGACGGTTCATGGGCTGTGCCCAGCCCCACTCGACATATTGATGCTTTTCTAGAAAGTTCGGCTCTGCCATTAGTTCTCGCCATCGGACGTAGGCTTCGCGGGAGTTATCGATCTCTTCTTTCTCCAATTCGAATGCCTTTTTCTTGAGCAACGATTGGGTCTGAGAGAGAAACGACACGTCCCATGTGTAGAGCGTAGCCATGTGTCTGGACATGGCCTGGTCGGCCACATGATCTAGACCCCATAAATCATTCCATAGGGAGCCACCACCAGAGCAGTCTTTATAAGAATGCAGCTCCAGATCGTCCATGAGCTCGTTCGAGAGGGAACCAGTTTTCTTTTTCACGAAGTCTATGGGGATCGTATCTCCAGGTGACATACGATCCGCTAAGTTAAAACTATATAGCATTCAACGCGTGGAGAAATGCTATATGCGGAGACCCATTGCTCGGACGAACCTACGCCTTAACGAACGTTGCGGGGAGCTCTAGTATGTGGGTGTCGTAGTGCGACTCAATATCTTTCATCTTTCGCGTATCACGGCGGGTAATGAAGCTGATACCGACGCCCTTCCGCCCCCAGCGTCCACTACGTCCAATTCGGTGGAGGTACGTGTTGATGTCCTTCGGAATATCAAAGTTGATCACCGTGCTCACCTGCTGGATGTCGATGCCGCGTGCTGTGACGTTGCTAGAGATAAGGACGCGATGCTTTCCAGACTTGAACTCGTTGTAACTTTGCGTGCGAGCATCCCTGTCCATGCTCGAGTGAATACAGCAAACCGGAAACCCGTCGCGCGTGAGTGCGTCATTTAGATCGCTCACGCGTCTGACACTGTTGCAGTAAATAATAGACTGCGACATCGACAGCGTCGCAAAAAGGTCCTTGAGCGTCTGGTATTTGTCACTGTCATCGTCGAGGGCCACGTAGTACTGGGCGATGCCCTCGAGTGTTAACATCTCGGCCTTCACGAGGATTTTCACGGGGTCTCTCATGAACTTTTCTGCAAGAGAATGGAGCTCCGGGGGCATCGTGGCACTGAAGAGTCCTACCTGTACTTTAGTATTGATGTATTGGAAAACATTGTACACCTGCTCCTTGAAACCATGAGACAACAGATCATCGGCCTCGTCGAGGATCATCAACTTGACCGAATATCCATTCAGTGCGGAACGACGGAACATATCATGCACGCGGCCCGGACATCCGACTATGATGTGTGGCGGATTGCGACGGAGTCTGCTAACGTCGTCATCGATTGACGTCCCTCCCACTAGCAACTGCATGCGTAGCCCCTCCATCTTATTGCCCATGGACTCAAGCACCTCGAGGATTTGCCGAGAGAGCTCTCGCGTAGGAGACAAGATGACCACTTGTGTCTTGTCCATACCAATCTCGAGACATTGCAGAGAGGCCACGACGAAGCAGCCGGTCTTGCCAGTTCCGGACTGGGCTTGCGCGATCGTGTCCTTACCGTCCAGCATGGGTGGGAGACCGCGTTTCTGGATGGGGGACGGGGTTTCAAATCCGTAGGCATAGATGCCTCGCAGGATATCCGTATTGAGGCAGTCGATGTCTTCCCAAGAGGTTAACTCCTTCGGGACATATTCGGTGGCGTCCGATGCTTTATCTGTGTCGGTCATGATGAGCTTACATTACGCTGGGCGTTTAAATGTGTTTGTGCAACTATATGTACAAAATTGATATAGATGTGTTTCCACCCCTTCTTGACAACTATGACGTGCCCCGACATCACATATTCACTGGAGGAGTGGCAATCAATCTCGTCGACAGAGCCGCCGGCGCTATTGCCACAGTCCGCTGTTGACTTAATAAATGAGCTTGCCGCGTTGGTAGGTGCGCCAACGTATGTTCGCACGCCGGTCTTCACTCGGGAGAGCGCTCGCGGGGGAGGGGGAGGTGGAGGTGGAGGAGGCGGCATTCCGACTTCTCGTTGTGCGCCCGGGCGGCGTCGGGGCAACCGACCGAAGCAGTTGTCAGATGACGACTGGGAGGCGATGCGTAGTTTTGAGTCGACCACGAAGGTGGTGCGCGAGGGACCGGAGATTTTCGTCGATCAAATCCGCAAGGCGATCAACAAGCTCTCTGATACCAACTTCACCACCCAGTTGACGGATATCGTAGTACAGTTCTCAAACGGTGAAGAAGAGTGCGATGAAGAGACGCTTGCTTGCGGCGTGGATATGATCATAACGATGGGAACAGCGCGCCTGTTTTACGTAGAGCTGTATGCTCGTCTAGTGAGCAGGTTGTGTATTCGCTTGCCATGTTTGTTTACGGGTAGGGTGAACCATTTGACGGAGGTTTTTACAGCTTTGTGCGACAGCATCAGGACGTGTAATCCCAATGAGGACTACGACCTGTTTTGCAGGATAAATGAGGAGAATGAGCGTCGACGGGCGCTAGGGGCGTTCTTGATGGAACTGGTCACTGCGGGGACGTACGAAGTGGGCGATGTTGTAGAAGTGTTGGTGGACGTCCAATCGCGCATTGCTCGTTCTATCTCTACAGAGGGCGAGACGTACAAGTCGGAGGAACTGACTGAGGTACTGTATGAGATGTTGAAACACCGGGGCGCGTCCTTCGCTGATGATTGTGATTGCTGGGACGAGATTACATCGCGCGTTGACGCAGCGTGTGCCATGAAGGTGCGAGACTGTCCAGGACTGAGCAATAAGTCGCTCTTCAAGTGCATGGATATTCGGGATATGCTATCTTAAGAGTGACGGCTTAGACGCAGCATCGTGTGGTATGGAATATGGTTATTGAGTGTGTTGTGAATGAAATATCGCAAGTGAATAACGAGGTAGCGTCGTCAGACGTGCAAGTCGAGTTGGACGCAATGCTCTCAACTATGGCCGCCCCTTTTTCTTTGGTAGATGGGGATGAGGTGTTAGCTCGTTGTGTGGGTATGGAGATGAATCATACAAGAAAAGCACTATGTCACATCGCGGGGTACTATGGGATCGGTCAGAGACGTCGTTCGAAGTCCGAGATAGCGTTGGATATAGTGATGTTCGAGGCGAACATAGATAACGTTGCGAAGGTGGCTGATCGGGAAGAGTGTTGGAGAGCACTGGAGTTGGTCAGGAGCGACGCATATATGCGCAAGCATGTAGTAATGATATGAATATTATGTCAGCTTATGGTATATGGTCCGTTCGGTTATATCGAAGGAGGTCAACTATGATGAGACTAGGGGTTTGAATGAGAAGGACAAGTTATACCAGTCCACAATCTACGTGGTAACCCTCAAAGGTGTGACTGTCGAGGTCGCGCTAGGTCAGGCAGAGTACAAACTGGACGATGGTCTGGTGTACTACCCAGTATACCTAGTTAAGAACGGTGAGTTTGACAGTCAGATTGGCGTATATGAAACTGTTTCATCGCGGTTGCCGTCGCTTATTGATGCAGACGGTGAGGTCGATTTGGCAAAACTAGGAGAGCCATTGCTTTACTCCTTTGTAGATCGTCCCATGCTAGAGGCTGCGAAAGCAGCAGGCGGTGATGGCGACAGTGGTGATGGCGACAGTGGTGATGGCGACAGTGGTGATGGCGACAGTGGTGATGGCGACAGTGGTGACGGGGATGGGAATAGTAGCGATGGTGACATCGCCGATGAGCACACGCCCGAGCAGAACAAAAAGACGGATGAGGATGAGCGCGCGGACTACGATCCGCAAGAGGAAGATACTTGGGTTGAGGTCTATATGGAGAACAATAACTATACAGTCTTGGACAACGAAGGTGGCGGAGATTGCTTGTTCGCTGCGATACGGGACGGTCTGGCGTCCGTCGGAGAGGATGTCAGTGTTGCAGAGATGCGGGAGAAGCTGGCTGAGGCGGCAACCCAGGAACTATATGAGGGCTACAAGGAGCAGTTCGATATGTACTCCAGTATGTTGACAGCGGCCAGGGCGAACGTCGCAAAGTTGGGTAAGACAAGCGCCGCTTTAAAGCGGGAGCTCCGCAAACGTGGTAGAGACTCTGGTGTGGTACAGGAGGTGAGGGATAAAGCGGCAGCGCTGGCGGAGGAGTTGGCAGCGGAGAGGGGCGAGCGCGATATGGCAGTGGCGATGCTGGCGGAGTTCAAGTGGATGCATGGCATCTCGTCATTGGAGAGCTTCAGAACGAAGATACAGACGTGCGCCTTCTGGGGTGACACTTGGGCGATATCCACGTTGGAGCGCCTGTTGAAAACTAAACTTATAATCCTTTCCGAAGAGCGGTTTGACGAGGGGGACATGAGCGGTGTTCTGCAATGCACAGAGCTCGGGGACAAAGTGTTAGAAGAGGCGGGGGTTTTCAATCCAGAGTGGTATGTTATGCTGAGCTACAATGGATCGCATTACAAGCTAATCTTGTACAGGAGTTTAGGCGCAATGCATTTCGCTCAGATACCTTTTGCTATAAAGCAGAAGATTGTCGACAAGTGTCTTGAGCGTTTGGCTGGGCCGTTTGCACTTATACCGGGATTTGTAGAGCTACGTACGGCGGAGGCTGGGGAAGCAGACGATAGTGCTGGGGAGGAGCTGGCGGGCGACGATGACGCAGTGGTTGCGATCCAAGATGAAGCGGATGAGGGTGGGGAAAGTGGACTACACCAGATGCGTGAGATCGTTCCAGAGGATGAGCTAAGTGACGAGGCTGCGCTGTCACTTTTGAAACGTGCGGATGGCAATGTTCTACGCGCGCTGAACATGTTTTATGAGGGGGTGGCCGAGCGTCCGGCGGTGCCCCATTCCGATGAGGCAAGTGTGCCGGAGGCAGCACTACCAGAAGCGCACTTGGCAGCACTACCAGAAGCGCACTTGGCAGCACTACCAGAAGCGGGCGACCCGCTGGCATCGGACACACAGGACGAGCTTACGATCGGTGCAAGGATGCCTGGTAGACCTCTACCGGGCAAAGGAGAAGGCGAAAGCGTAGTAGATCCGTCCAAGTACGCCATTCTGTCTAGTATAAAGGACTGGAGGCGCAAGTTGCACGATACGCACATGCATCCGGTAACTATTACTGGGGTCGACGGCAAGAAAACGGAGTATCCAAGTGGCCAGCACTATCTGTATTCTCGGCTGGTCGCGCACAACCCTTCTTTTGCGAATGAGTTCGTGTCTGGTTCGGGGTCTGCTATCGCAAAGAGCGTGGACGCCGCAGAGGCCGCTGTGGGCAAGACGGGGCTTTACAAGGGCAAGCGGTTGCGGGCTGTGGACATCGATGTCCGCGATGCTCCTAACGAGGAGCGCGACGTAGACAGGGTAAGGATGCTCAAGTCAAAGTTTGTTGATCGTACCATGCGTGCGGCGCTAAATGCGACAGGCGAGGCGAAGTTGTTTGAGCGGATGTCTAGAAAGCCGAAGCGTCTTGACAGGTGGTTGATGAAAGAACGCTAGAGAGAGAGAGTATTGCAAGCAGGCGAAGATTTGTTGTATCGATGCAACTGTATCGATATAACGTGGTCATACTGAATAAATATCGTACCTATATGGTAGTCGATGGGACTGTCGCGTCTATCACGGTATCAAGTACGCCATCTGCTGCCACTAGTCGGAAAGTGTGGACTCGACATGTCAAAGCAAAGCGACGCCGTTACTAGACGTGTCCTTCGTGCCGTAATCAACGACATACGGCGCGGAGATGCCATGGCCCTGAGGCGGAGCAAGCATTGCACGCTAACAGCGTCTTACGCAATAACGTCGGTTAAGAAGCTGCCTCTGCCCGCAAGCGGCAGTTTTCATTCTTCGTATTTTATGCCTAGCGAAATCCGCTCATCCATAGAAAAAGGGTCGAACTGGCTCGTCAAATATGAGTGTGAATTGCAACTAAGCCACGGGAGAACCGTTGCGGTGGTTTTCAATATTGTGTCCGTTGATAAGTATCACGGAAGCCCGGCAAAGTCTGAAGCAAGAGCGCGAAGTGTGGTGTTGAGAATGCTCAGATGGCTTTGTGTGGCCTACGCTCACTCCGACAAGAGATGTGGTGGTGACTTAGAAGTTTATTTCTATGACCTTACATGTCCGAAGTCTGCTCCGTCAAGCGACGCCCAGGTTTTGTCTACGTCCCATGTAAATAGTGCGTATGCGGACGTTTGTGCGCCGCATGGAACCATAACTATCTTCAGACGCGAGGAGTGGTTTAAGGTTTTTGTTCATGAGACCTTCCATGCACTCGGGCTTGACTTCGCAACACTTGATCAAAGTAGGTTTGACATGGGGCTAAAAAGTCTGTATCGTCTTTCCATCGATTACGCTGCACAGGAGATGTATGCTGAGACCTGGGCGCGTGTGGTGAACGTGTGCTACGCGGCGTACGACTCGGCGACAGATACGGCTCAGAGCATCGACGCCGCAATAGAGTTACTACAGTTGGAGAGGCTGCATGCGATTGAGCAGTGTGATAGGGTTCTCGCCCACATGGGCCTTACATATTCGATCTTGTCTAGTAGAGACCCCGTGAACGTTCGAACCCGGCAACTAGCCTACAAACAAAACACCAATGTGTTCTCGTACTACGTGGCAACGGCGGTCATACTGGGGGAGTTCCCACGCTTCTTCGCTTTCTGTCGCGAGCATAATACCGGACTGTTTGACTTCGAGAAGTCAACACACACAATGTTGGCGTTCACCGCGATGTATCTCGATATGGCGACTGATGACACCGTTGAGAACGTTTCGCAATGCTTGCGGTCTTCGCGCGGCGTGAGCGGGAGTTCTATGATGATGGGTTGTGTTGACTATGCATAGAAGCGCATTTGGTAGCGCTGCGAAGGCGGGGCTTGATCGCTGCGCTCGCTTGCTTATGCTTCGCACATAGCTCCTCAAATAACTGGACCGGCCTACCACAAGTCCTCTTACCATTTGTGTTGGAGGCGGTACACACATATTGCATTGTCCCCTGCCCTTCGGGGACCTTAGCTTTGTTTTTCATCCAGGCTTTGCTGGCACCGTCAAAGTCAATGCCGTTCCAGCATGTTCCTCGGGTAAGCATTTTCTGTATTACGAGACATTCCCTTATGTGTTTCTGGTTAAAATTGATATTCTCCTTCGGAAGAGTGTTGTCACGCACAAAAGAGAATGGGTGTCCCCCAGTTGAACCGCTATTTGCGCACTCACTGCGCTGATAATATATGTCAACTACAGTTGACTGCTTTGCGAGGACGGTGCGTTGCCATCGATGCGAGTATATATATGTATAGGGCCCTTTCGGACGACTGTCTTGTCGAAGGTATGTTCCAGTTGTTATCAGTTCTGCGGCATTGCGGTGTCACACCGGTGCTTGTCTTTGACGGGAAGGCGCCAGCTGAGAAGAACGCCGTACTAGAGGAGCGCAGAGAGAGGAGGCGAAAGGCGACCGTACGGCGAGGCGAGATCGAAGCATTGCTTGTCGAGTGTGCGGACCAGGATGACCGCGAGGACCTGCAAGCGGAGCTTAACTCTGTCAAGAAGGCGGCCGTGCGCCTACGCAGGTCGGACGTCAACGCCGTAAGAGAGTTGAGTATGAGTATGGGCGTTGCCTTTGTTGACGCAGAGGGAGAGGCAGATGTCCTATGTGCTCAACTTGTAAATAAGAAGCATGTCTACGCTTGTTTGAGCGAAGACATGGACATGTTCGCTTACGGATGTAAGCGGGTGTTGCGATACCTGAGCCTACTGGCCAGGACGGTAGTAATGTACGATTTCGACAGTATCATCGAAACACTGGACATGACAGCCAGCCAGTTTCGGGATGTGTGCGTCTTGGCAGGGACGGATTACAATAAGGGTGTGTGCGGGAGGACCCCAGTTGCGCGCGCCATGGAACTTCACCTGGCCTACCGGCAGGGAGACACACTAGGTGCCGACTTCTTTGAGTGGTGTGAGCAAGAGGGCCATCTTGGGGCGGACGGGAACGCCTACGCATTGCTCGTGATAAGCCTCATGTTTAAATTGGCAAACTACGAACTACCCAAAGGTATTGGCCCTCACACCTTTCGCGACGGGCCGATCGCTATAGAGAACATGGAGCGTGTGCTTGGTCCACTAGGCTTCGTGTTTCTCCCACCTCCACCGGGTTAGAGAATATTGCAAGCAAGAGGGGTGATCTTGTACGACCATCCTCTCTTTTTCTCCATGGTCTCCCGCCCAACACAAATCGAAAGCTACCCGCTTTCAACTGTGGCCGGGTCAACGACTGTGGCGGGGTCAACGATCGTTGTCTGAACTAGCTTCGAAGATACTAAGTAAGGGTCACAGTTGGACGCGGGACGTCGATCTTCATAGTATCCTTTACCCTCCCTAGCCGTATCGTTCCCCACTCGTACTGAGGCGCTGCGATCTCCGATGCCTATGGAGAATGTGTCAAATCTCGCCGTTTCGTTAGTTCCAGTCATGCGTAATCTGTTGCTTTCGCCATATATCTCCATATGTTCCGCGTGCTTTAGCCCGAGGAGACGACCATGCTCCAGTATTACAGAGAGTCCGTCCATATCATGCGTTCCTTCTCGCGTGTCTCTAGTTGAATAGTTCGTATGACATCCACTGCCATTATGTCCGGGCCACGGCTTAGGGTGCCAGATGACGCTAGTGTCGTGGGCTTCTGCAACTTTTTGCAGCAGGTAGCGCGCCACGATTAACTGGTCGGCCGCCTCAATGCCCGTCACGGGCCCGATTTGAAACTCCCATTGTCCAGGCGCAACCTCTGCATTTATACCCGATACTTGCAACCCCGCCCGTAAGCAATGTTGCATGTGTGTCTCCGCGACCTGTCTCCCGAAGACGTTTCCGCTACCTACGCCGCAGTAGCTTGCTCCAAGGATTATCGAGTCGCTCCGGCGAGGCGGTGATGCGGCAAGCGGCGACACGCCTAGAAAATATTCTTGTTCGAAGCCAAACCATGGCTCAGACCAGAAGGCCACCCCATGTTTGAATATGGCTGCCGCAACATGTCGTGTATTGCTAGGAGTAGGCTTACCCTCGGTCGTGTACGTGTCGCACAGTGCAATGTATGCGCGAGCAGGGGGGCCTGGACGACCCAGTCGCGTAATCGAAGGATTGTGACAAACGAACTGAGGTACGATGACTATTTCGGATTCATACGTGGCAGACTGACCAGTAGAACTTCCGTCGTAGTTCCATTTGGGTATGTCCGAGAGTGCGGGAATCGCGGTGCCAAACGATCTGGGTATAACCCGAATCTTACTCCGCAATCCCTTGGATGCATCTAGCCAGAGGTACTCTACTATCGATGCAACCATGTTCTCTGTTTAAATGCACAGATGTTTGTGTGTTTAAACTGCAATTAATTATTATCTTATTATCTTATTACGCCGCTCCTCGCTCACTTAGCGGCCGCCGCCGCTGCTGCTGCTGCTGCTGCTGCCTTATCTGCCGCCTTCTGGAAGTGTGGGCTCATGTAACGCTGCAGGTTAAAGTAGGTGAGCTCGTCAGTCGGCTTCAGCTTCAAGAGCTTGGCCAGCGCCTTGTCCGGGTTGATCTTCCGGCCGTTGTCCTTGTCCTGCAAGCCGTGGCTGCGGATGTAGCTGTTGATCTCACGCGTCACCTCCGTGCGTGCCAGCTCGCTGCCCGCGGGCTTCTTCAGAAAAGATGCCAATTCATTACTAATAAGTGTCGGCTTTACAAACCCGCTAGGGGAACGGTTGCCCGCCTTGCGCTTGCGCTTAGCACCGTCGCGCAGTGCCTGCTTCATGCGGCGGGCGCATTCACGCTCCAGTGCCTTGAAGTCGGACTTCAGTGCGGCAATCGACTGATAGGCCGTCTGCAACTTGCCGGCGAAGTCGGTGAAACTGTTGGCCCAGGTGTCTGCGGGCTCGGTCTCGGCGACGGTCTCGGTGATGGTCTCGGTCTTCACGATAGCGGCAGCCTTCACAGTCTCGGCCTTCGTGGCCTTCTTGGCGGCGACGGTGGTAGCGGCGGTGACAGCGGGAGTCTGCTGGGGCTTAGCACGTGGCATCTTGTATACACTGGTATAGTAGTCTTTTTTAAGCGTTTTAACGCACTAGAACATATTGTGACGACCGACCGGGCGGAGTTCCTTAATATTCATGAGAAATGGGCAGCCGATTGATATAACCAAGGTAGGGCCTCGGCGGCCTCCGCTGACACGAGCGTGACGGCAGTCAATACATACATGGCTCCAAGGGCTTTAGTGTCATTGTCAATGCCTGCGTTTACAAACCTTTCAAGTATGGAAAGGGTAGTGCGCCACACGGTTTGAACTCCCAATCCTCCTAGGTGGGCCAGCTCGGTGTTTCCGAAAGGGTCTCCGCGAGGTGGACACACACGCCGTTTGACTTCGTACGGTATCGATGCCCGGTAGTGCCATATATCCCACAGCTCGCGCAACAGCAGCTGACGATCGGCAGAGTTCATGGAAAGAAACCATGCTACGTCGGTGTGGTTGCCGAGCGCATCTATTCGTTGGCACAAGTCAATGGTTCTCATTTCTAGTCGACGTTGCGGCGACATAGACTCCAATACTTCCTCAGTCTCAAACTTAACATCGATGGTATACCCGGCAAGCTTTCCATATCTGATAGAAGAAATAAGGTTCTTGGCGACAGTCTTAGGTAATGGTTTTCGGTCGTATGGATTGCAACTATTGTTCCCGTCTCTTAGTACGAGGTTGTACAGCGACAGGGTGTCGAAACCCCAGGAGAACCCGTCAGCGTCTGCAAATACGAAGAGCTGCTCAACGGGTAACTCCGATATCGGCTCCATCGTGAGGAAGTCCGCGACGTTAGTGCAGCCAAATGCCCTTCTACCTTTTGTCGCACCCTTGCTTCGCAGGAATGCACGAACAACATACCCCCTCCACAACTTCTGTATATGCGTTGCGTGCCGCGACTCGCTAAGGAACCTGTAAACCCGGATCGTTAACTCGTTTTTGTTACCAGAGCGCTTCAACTCATAGTGCTTACACATCAGGCGTAGTTGTGACACACGATAATTCACCGCGTCTAGCCTACCCTCTTCGCCTATGCGCGGAACTGTGAAGTCGCTGTCCGCGACCTTCTCCTTCCTTCGTTTGAAGCGCTGGGCACGGCGCAGTCCAATGCTTTCTCCGCGACCGTCACCGCCCTTAGCCGACGACACGACTACGTTATCCATAGATCTTATATACTCCCCACATAAAACCTTTAAACCTACCCCCCAATACACTCCTTAACGCTACGGTCGCGGAAGGGTAACTGATAACCGTGTCGGCAAGCCCGCTATTTAACCAAAAAATTGATTTAGAGTAATCTGCACCATAATGAATACACACACAGATGAGCAGCGCGACACCTCAGATCGTAAAGGGCACAACGTTTGATAGTAGCCAGGTGGACTTCGCACCGGTGAAGGTTAATAGTGCGGGCGGGAAGAATGCGCGACTGCAGTACGCAGGAGGTCGTTCTGCTCTCTATGTCAGCACGCCACTGATGAAGACGTGGGGTGTGAACGAATACGTGGATGAGAAGTCAGGACGCAAGACGTACGATCTCTCTTTGCAGTTTAATAGCGAGGATTACATGACCGATGACGAGCGCGAGTTCATGGAGGCATTCGCTGCGCTGGAGGCGCATTTGAAGGCGGCCGCGGTGACCAAGTCAAAGGAGTGGTTCAACAAGCCAAAGATGAGTTCGGAAGTCATCGATGCTCTCTGGACGCCCATGCTGCGTTACCCGAAGGACCGTGAGACGGGGGAGATCGACACCACTCGGTCTCCCGCACTGAGGGTGAAGCTTCCCTTCTGGGACGAGGCATTTAGCACCGAGGTGTATGACGTCGATGGCAATGCCATGTTTCCAGCAGACGGCAGCGAGCGCACGCCACCCGATCTCATTACGAAGGGAAGCGAGGTCGCGGCAGTCATTCAGAGTGGCGGAGTCTGGTTTGCGAACGGTAAGTTTGGCACAACTTGGAAGCTGTTCCAGGTCGTGGTCAAGCCGCGTGCAACACTTCGTGGCAAGTGCCAGATTACACTGTCGAGCACCGACAAGGCCAAGATGTCGAAGTCGGCGGAGCGTGCGGAGGAGCGCGAACAGGTTGCCGCGGCTACTGCGGACGTCGTTGATTCGGAAAGCGATGCAAGCGGATCGGACGAAGAGGAGGAGGAGGCGGCGGCAGCACCGCGCGAGCCGTCACCCGAGCCGGCACCCGCCCCGAAGAAGGTGAAGAAGGTTGTGAAGCGCCGCGTGGTAGCGACTACGTGAACGGCTGCAGACGAGCAGACGAGCAGACGAGTAGTTATATAGTTTTTTATCGTCCGTTTTGAACGATAATAAACAGCGGTACTCGTCATGTTAACGACCATTATCATGTCAACGTCACGTGGACAACGAGATCACTCATCGGAACGGGTTCAGTCGGTTCAGCCCCGTTGATTGGTATGCCTAGACCGGTAAACACATAGTTTTGTTTTTCAACAACATGTAGCTCGGATGCTGGTATCTCATGCGTGGTGTCCTCTACTTGAAGCTCAATGCTCCCTTTTTTCAACAGGTCGCGCGCGGATGATGATACCGCCACATGAAGATTGTTCCCGTCATCGAGCCACATATGGGCGGGAAGCGATGGGACGCATCTGATAAAGGTTAGCTGCCCGTCTATTTCACACGTTGCCTCTTGGTTCCAAAGAGGAATACAAACGGTCGAGGGTTTCTGACCTTCTCCTTTCAGAACGTATACTTGCTTGTCTAGCAGGTGGTGTAGTGTTGGGTGCAAAATCACGACGCTACCGTCCTTTATCTTCTCCTGTACCACTGCTTCGATTCGGTTCAACATAGTGTTCGATACTCCTATGTATGTCTTATACTCCGCCAGGAAACCGTATAAGTTCAGTGCAGTCTCGAACGTAAGCTCGGAGAAAACCTTAAGAGAAATATCATGACATTTGCTCTCTATCATACTACAAACGCGCTCCACTTGCTCATGCGATATCTGTACGCTGAAAGATTGAAGGCACATCGAGAGTGTGTGCATGTAGCCCACATCGGTGGAACACGCCACGGGTGTCTCATCGGTATCACTCGACGTGGCCTTCCAGAGACAATTGTACGCCTCTACGACTTCTTTGAACCTCTTCTCATGCTCCTCCCTCTCCTCCGGTCCAGCTGTGCATTTGTCAGGGTGGAACCGCAACGCTCTCACATGGTAATGCTTCCTTAGCTCCCTTCGGGTCCCCAATCTCGCCAGCCCCATCACTTCCAATGCCTCCTTCACAATCATGTATGAGAACTATCAGATACAAACAGAAACGTTCTAAATGGTAGATCGGGCGGTAGTTGTTGTTGTAGCATCGAAGAATATGATACAACTCCTTCAAAACCACTCCAATCTTTTCTGTTTCTATGTCGCCGTCCTCAACTAGCTTCTCTACCACGCTTGTTAGACACTTGTATACGCCGAAGTTGTAGATGAGAATGTCGTATAATGTGTCGCGAAGTTTCGCAACGTTGAGGGCGTCAATGTCTCTAATGTGCCTGACAACACTATCCCGTATACAGCAGAAGCTCGTCTCCACGTGGTCGCTTGAAGTGCCAAGCGATTTAATATTAGTGAGGCACTCAACGTCAATCAGCTTTGCCGATTTGCCCCCAGCGATCTTGGAATAAGCAGCCCTGCTCGGTCGCGCTAGCGGAACAATCATGCATCGGTCTATTACCGTGGAAGGGAAAAAGCTGATATGTTCCGTTGTAAAAATGAAATGGGCTTTAACCGGTGACGAAATATCCTTCTGCATGTATCCATAGAAGCACTCCAATAGCTCACTATGCACCTCACTGAAGTACTTGCATAGAACGATACCCTGCTTGTTTGGCTTCGTGCACAGCACATCGATAATCTGGGTGAACACACTGTGCCATAGGCTCTTTGCATTGCAACCCAACAAGGTCATGTCTACCTCGAAGTGAACGTCGCTCACTTTAACCGCGAAGCTCATCTTGCCACACGGCACGATCATTTTCCGCTCGTAGCGAAGGTCCGTCGGACTGTATTTCCGTATTATGCCCAACGCCTGGGTGTACTTTCCCACGCCTGGGGGGCCATATAGCACAATGTTACCCATGTCTTCCAACCTCCTTGGCAGTGCCGACCACACTCCCTTCATTCGAGGGTGCAAATTGCAGTCGTCTAAACTAGAAAGATAGTCGCCAAAATGAACGCTATACACACTCATCCACTGGTGTAGTTTGTTGTAAGCCTTTAATAATAAATCCTCTCTATACAAATGGAAACGTGGGTTGGCGAAGTTGATAGTAAGCTGGCAAGAGTTCTAGCGGAACTCGATACCGCCTGTGCATCTCATCCTAATGTAGCCATCATGTGGCGCTCATATCTTCTCCAAAAAGCGCGGAGATTAGTGAGCGAGATCGACAAGTGCGAACACTTGATGGCCAATATCCTACCGGAAATTGATGATATACCGCTTACGACATTATTGTTACTTGGTCATATGCCGATGCTAGACAACACGACCGCAGAGTCATGATCATAACATAGCTTAAACGCTTATGGTATATTTGTCCAACTGAAGATGAACATTGCTATCCCCATACCAGCGTATCATCCCCGTCTTTTGTTCTTATGCGAACCGGTCATCAACACCGTGATGCCAGATAGCACTTTCACCCGTATACTCTATTCCGATACGGATATTACACTGGTTGGTATCCACCTCCAGTTACACATCGAGGGCGTCCGGGATGAGCACCACTATCAGAAGATACGCACTATTTTTGATGTATCATCCAATTCTCGTGCTGTCCTGAGCATAGAACGTATCGAGAGTAACATTCTCGATATGATCGATTGTGGTAAGCGTCGCGTGACGAAGCTCACGGATCAATTGAAACACGGGATACTGCGATCAGCCACCCACGCGTGTTGGACCTCTGGGGGTCCAGACTTTGTTTTAAAAATAACAGGCATTTGGGAAACAGACACCGAGTACGGGATCACGTATAAGGTCACGGACGCTACCCGTCTGTAGAGAAGAACGCCAGTATGACCTGCATGATCCCTGCAACTATAAGATTAACGGTTGTGAGAACATATGTAAGTGTTCTCATCTCCGCGGTAATGGCCAACCACATTTTCGATAATATGCTATGCCCCTCCTTCGCTTGAGATGTAGCATCTGTCTTATCCTTCAGGAACTTTAGAAGCACACATAGTTGCAGTATAATCATTACCGTTGACAAGGTAGAGAACCCCGCGTACTCGGGTGCCACTCTACCCTGGTTGATCCGCTTGAAAAATGCCGTGTTCATGGAGATGATCCAGACTAGTATCCCAAGTAACAGCATCGTAGGGAGCGAAGTCGAAGCGACCCCCTTTAAGAACTCCCATATTCCCGACCTCATTGAGTCCTTGGACGATAAAGCGAAGGTCACTACCATTACTCCGAGCAAGCTCATCGCCATTGTTCCGTAGCCCCAGATGGCCGCTGACGCTGGACCGGTAATACCAGTGTCTGTGGTGGGCTGTGCGAAGAAAAGTTTGATTACAGCGCCAGTAGCGGCCAGCCCAGTCATAACATTGATGTCAAACGGAACGCTCGATGTTTGGGTGTATCCAACAGACATATGAATATACGTTGGTTAGATAATTTTTTACACGCCTATGTATATACAGGGAACCATGAGCTTTAACACCGTCGTGCATCATCCGCTAATTAAAAGTGAGGACAATTATGTGCTCTCGCGTCGGCTCGTTTCAATCCATTCCGTTGACCGAGACATCTCTCAATGGCCTTATTCCAATACTTTTGCCGTGGAGCTACCTGAAGATATGCTCAACGTTCAGACGATGCGACTGTCGATGGTCAACTTCCCCGCTACATTCTACAACTTCAGTAATGAGTACCAGAATACCAAGCTGACGTTTGACCTTTCAGGCGTCACCGGGCCGCCCCCGACCCCTTTCACGATTACCATTCCCGATGGGTTTTACAAGCCAGAATGCTTAGCAAACATGTTGCAGTTTCTCATGAACGAAGCCATCAGTGGAGCAGGTGCAAGTGGGATGTTCGTGGTGGGCTACAATTCTCCCAGCCAACAGTTCGACTTCATTTACACTGGGAGCGAAGTGTTTTCTATTTATGCGGGGAAACAGGAGACATACACGCCAAAACAATGTTCCCGCGGTACGTACTACTACCAATATGCAAACTGGGGCGCCGGGTTCAACTTAGGTTTCGATAAGGTGCCCTCTGTTGTCACGGCCGACGGCAGCGGGGCCGTTTATTACGGCTGGAAGTCGCCCCCTTACCAGTTGTTGGGTGTGGGGCAGCATATCCGCGCGCCTAACGTTGCGAAGCTGTTCGGTGACCAAGTCATTTACATGGAAGTAGAAAAGTACAATAGTCTGGATGAGATATATCCCTATACGGACACCGGAACTGAGGCTTGGCCGTTGACGAACATTCCCGCGCCCAAGCCCATCAGTGGACACGTGAAGTCTGCCTTCGCGAAAATACCCGTCATAATGACGCCACCCGCCGAGGTCTACGTCACCCCGAACGACTTCGCCGCGCGGACTTATTTCAGCCCCCCCGCCGAACGCATCAGGCGTCTAAAGTTCAAGTTTCGCACCCACGACGGTCGCTTGATTGACTTTCAGGACTCCCCCTTCAACTTCTCACTTGAGTTCTACGGTCTGCACCCGGAGCAGTTAAGGCGCATGAATATTACTGTTCCTGAGGTGTACCGCATTTAGAGGCTCTGAGTTTCATGCAACCACTCTATAACTGTTTCGACCGGGTCGGACAAATAGTCCCCCCCATATCCCTTGATAGGCACGAACTTGGGCTTGCGCATTGTTTCCGTCTTGTAGAATACATAATGACCGTACTTTCCGTTTCGAATGCTAGTGTTCTTGTCTAGCACTCGTAGCATGGCGGCCCCCTCACCCTTCAAGGTCGACATCGCGTCTTCTAGCGTAATGGCTGCCTCCGCGATATCGACGCCTTTCAGCGTCTTGTTCTGCGTTCCCCAGTGCAAATACAGTCCATATTGTCCCTTCTTCAGCCACACTTCTTTCCCATCATGCTTCCCCAACAATCTTCCTTGCGACGACGTGTCCTGCAACTCGTCCATGCTGTACTCCCCACGCCGCAACTTACCCAAATCTATATCTTTCTTGACTTTGATGAATGTTGCTGTTTTCCCCTCGCCCTTCCGGATTACTGGGCCGTACTTCCCGACCATATATGTGTGCTCGTCGTCGATCTGTATCCGGCTGGTACTGACGCCCGTTTCACCCGCGTCGCCCAACATGGCAACAATCTGGTCATGACAACTGCTACACACCTCAACGTAGTTGCTACTTCCCTTTGCAACCGCGTCAAGCTGTGTTTCCATCCCCTTTGTGTAGTTGTAGTCAAACAAGTCGTTAAAGTCCGCTATAAGTACCTCCAGCACGATCTTACCAAGCTGCTGCATCACTAGTTTGTTCCGCTGATTGCCCATCTCTTTTGTGGTTTCTTCCAGAGCCATCTCGTCATCGACGAGCGTATAATCGACACACTTCACCTTTTTCCCGGGCACATCCGCAATCTTCACGTAACCGCGCTTCTGGATTTTGTCTATCAGAGATGAGAACGTAGACGGTCTGCCTATGCCTTTCTCTTCAAGCATGTGCACCAGCCGCGCTTCTGTCAAATGTGACTTCTGGTTCTTTAAACTATTCTTCGCCGTGACCTTGCTGTACGTAACCCCGCTTTTCTTTTTCATTGCTGTCAGGTAGTTATACACGGCCACATCCGTACCCACCTCCCTATTGTCCACCGCCAACCACCCCGGGAAGGTAATCTTATCACTGATGTACTTGTAAAACGCATCCTGTGGTGCGCTGATCTTACATGTAACAGCGTCAAGCTCGGCGTCCGTCATACAACTCTCTAGGGTGTTTCGCCATATCAACCGATACATCCTTGCTTCCTTCCCTCCAACACTATCGGGTAGTTTACTCAGTTTGACGTTGGTTGGGCGGATAGCCTCGTGGGCCTCTTGCGCCAGTGCTCCCTTTTCCTCATCCTTTTTCTTCTTTCCCTTACCCTTTTTAGGAGCAGCGCCGGCACCCTTTGTTCCGACCGCAGCGGTATTGTCGTACCTTTCACCAAACTCGCTGCGTATGTGTGCGCTGGCGTCATCCAGAAACTCCTTACTGTAACTCCGACTATCCGTCCGCATGTACGTGATGTAGCCACCTTCGTACAACGTTTGACATAATCGCATCGTCTCCTTGGGTGGGTATCTGCACTCGTTGCTCGCCATCTGCTGAAGAGCACTTGTGGTAAACGGTAGAGGTGGAGACTTCCGCACCTTCCTGATTGACCCGCTGTCAAACACGTGGTCCCAATTCACGGTTTCTTCAAGAAATGCCTCCACCTCTTCTCCCTTTGTGAATGTTCTCTCGAGTGCAAATGGGAGGTTGTGGGCCGTGAAATAGCCAATAGTATTGTACGCCAGTTCTCCAGGGTTGTTCTCTACCTCTTTTTGATTGTCATATACCAGTCTTAACGCCGGCGTTTGACATCGACCAGCCGAAAGACCCGTCTTACTCTTGCGAGCCACCTTTGCCCATAGCACGGGTGAGATCATATACCCCACAAGCATATCCACCGCCTGTCTGGCTTGCTGAGCCATGACCAGGTCCATGTTCAGGATAGTGGGTCGTGCGATCGCGTTTTTCAACGCCGTGGGGGTGATCTCATTGAAGATGATGCGCTTGGTGGTTTGTACAGGGAGGCCCAGCACGACGCAGAGGTGCCAGCCAATTGCTTCACCTTCGCGATCGTCGTCTGTGGCTATGACGACTTCGCCGCATTCTTTAGCAAGACGCTTCAGTATGCTGATTTGCTTTCTTTTCCCAGCACTGACGTCAAATGACAACTTATAGCTATCGCCGGTATTAATAGAACGCAGACCTTCTAGCTCTCTGATGTGGCCGAAACTGGCCGCACACCGGTAACCCGGGCCGAGGTAGCTCTCTATTTTTGCACACTTGGCGGGCGATTCTACAATCACGAGCGACCGAGTAGTCATTTGATCTGCATGTGCGTCACTGGATTAAGTGCATTCAATTATTTTGTTAATACGTGCCACCGGCATCGGATGGCGTGTATCGAAGCATGCTCGGCAACTACTTCGTCAGATAGATGGCCGCGTATTCTTTCCACGTGAGTTTTCGCCCCATGTTCTTCTCCTCTTTTTTCTCCTCGGCGTTTTTCTCATCCAGATGTTCGCTATTCTTTAGTGCGCTATCGATGTACAACTCTTTGAGTATTGTACCTATCTGCACCGAGGCTTCGTGTTGTCCGACTTCTCCGTTTTCCACTTTGCGCAAGACGACAAGGAAATGTCCGAGGATGTCTAAATTGAGCTCGTTTTTCCTCAGACGGTTGTACAAGTCCGTGTAGTTGTTGAAGAGGAAGTTGCATCGTGAAGAACATAGTGTGTCAAACTGATCGGGATTTGTCTCGGCCAGTCTTCCGTGTGATCTTTTGAGCGCTTCCATTGTGCGTACGTCGGCCTCTATCAACGAACTGTGCTTGACCTCTCTGATTTTCTCGGTGTTGTCTTCCGCCTCGTTGGCGTCGACCATCTTCTGGAGCTGTAGCCTTTGCGAAGGGTCCATTTACTTCCCAGGTCGCGCCATCTTTATTGCTTTTTTTCTAATCATATAGTAATGCCCACAACTGGTGCGCCGACGCCTGCACCTGCACCTTTTAACGCTGCGTCTTCCGTACTCCCTTATAAGTCTTACGGCCTTCCCGCTGGGATAACTGCAACAGGCCCCGGGGGTGCTGCACTGGCGGTTATGAATGCGCAAGACGCGCTCCAAGCACATCAAGTAAACGGACTGGGTGGCGGGGGAGGGACCAAGAGGGGACGACGAAGAAAAGCACGCGTACAACGCGGTGCGCTACGCGGAGGGAGCGACGGTATTGCAGCGAGCGCGACAGCGGTTTCCACTGGGGCAGGTAGTCCTCAGGTGGTGACCGTCCCTTCTTTTGATCCAATCGGCCCCGCGCTGACACCACAATCGAGCACGAGCGCCTCGGTCGCGGCTAATAGCGCACTTCTAATAAATGCGGGCAATGTGCCCGGAGATGATTGTGCCACCGGGTCTTGCGCGCCGATGCCAGCCAGCAACTTTCCGGCCATGAAAGGGGGCAGGAGAGCTCGGAGTACGCGGCCTGTGAGTACCAGGCGCCGACGAAGATCGTCGCGCGCTAGACGGACCAGACGCGTTGCCACCTCGGGAAAAAGGGCGTCGTCAAGAAGAGTTGAATCGCTACGCAGATACATTGGGGACCGCCGCAGGACATTGGTGGCATTGCGGGGCGCCCGGCGGCATACCATCCGTGATACCAACAGAGCCCTTCGGTCTGCGGAGAGGCTCGGTCTAACAAAGACACGTGATTACGCCTCTGCTGTGAGAGCGCGTGATGCGCGGTGGGAAGCCACAACCAGAACCGGTAGGAGTATCCTCACAAGGGCGCGGAGATAACGCGCCGTGCTCTGGAATATTATCGGAGGTTACTAGTAATGAGAACCTCCGATATTACGAAAGCTATTCTAGTGGTGTTAGTGTTCGTTGTACTTTATGCAGTGAATGTTTTAGCAGTCGGAATAGCAAAGATAAAGAAGGACTGGCCGATCTACCGTTGCAATCCCATGATCATGCCATTTGCATCCTTCTTCGGGCAAGACCCAAAGACCAATTTCGTGTACTGTATTCAGAACATGCAAGCGAACTACATGGGTCACATCCTGCAACCAATTGAATATAACCTCAACGCCATGGCCACTCTGGGTGGGGACCTCGGGAGGTCGATCAGCGCTGCTCGATCATTCATCTCCAACCTGCGCAGCGAAATTACAGGAATAATAGGTAGCATATTTGGAGTGTTTCTCAATTTACTCATTCAGATGCAAAAGACTATCATCACGATTAAGGACACATTTGACAAGATAAGTGGTGTTATGGCCACTCTTTTGTACACGTTCTCTGGGAGCGTAATGACCACTCAATCGATGTGGAACGGGCCGCCAGGCCAAATGGTCAGAGCATTATGCTTCCATCCTCACACAAAGGTTGCTTTGCAATCAGGAGATGTTATGCGGATGCGCGATATTGAGATCGGAGATAAACTGAAGAACGGCGCCACCGTCTGCGCCACTATGAGGATTAAGAACTTCGACGACGATAATAAACCAATTCACAGTTTCTATGCCTTGCCTGGCGGCGAACGTGGTGAGGACGTGTATGTCACCGGGTGCCACCTCGTGAAGCATCCACATACGGATGAGTTCTGCCCAGTCAGTCAACACCCCGACGCAGTAGAGACACAAGAAACAACAAAGTGGTTCGTCTGCTTTATAACAAGTGATCACACTATTCCCATTGGGTCTCATCTGTTCCACGATTGGGAAGATGACAATGGGTCTCCGTCGAAGGATTTACTGTAAGCACCTGATACATGGGTAGTAAATTGGGAATATTATCCGTCGATTATATAGGATGGATGATATTCGAGCAACGGTTGGCCGTTTGTACAATAAGTCCGGATTCTTGGAACGCTATGGGCCATCATTGATACTAACTGTGTTGATTGTTATGACCTTCCTGATAGGTATATCGTACTTCATGCTTTTGACGAAAATAGCACCTGTGAAGGCAAACTGGATACAAGAGCGATGCAACCCAGAGTATATTCCGTTTGCAGGTCTTATACAGGGTAGGTCTGGCATGGATGCAATCGACTTTACAGCGGAGAACTTCGCCGGCTGTACGAACACTGTGCTGAGAAGCGTGGCTAACAACGCACTTGCGCCGATCCATTACATATCTAGTGCCGTAACAGGTGTATTCTCTCAAATTGAAGGTGCTATGAACGCGATGCGCGGCATCTTTAGTCGCATCCGCCAATCAACTATCGGGATATCGGGCCAGGTCATGGATAGAACGCTGAATACGATGTCACCGCTCTTGCGGATCATGGCCATCGCCAAGGACACGATGGCGAAGTCTAGTGGTGTTGCGACAACGGGGATTTACACCCTAATGGGAAGTTACATGACACTGAAGTCTCTGATCGGCAGCATACTGCAGCTTATAATAATCATACTAATTTCGCTCGCTGTCACAATCATTATCATGTGGATCATTCCCTTCACATGGCCGGTCGCCGCAATGATGACGACGATTTTCATCGCTATCGCGATACCGCTCGCCATTGTGGCGGTGTTCATGGCACAGATATTGGCTACGCGACCCAGCGGGGGTATCCCGGCTACGCCCAGCTGCTTCTCAGCCGACACTCAGGTCTCTTTGCGCGGTGGCGGTACGATTCCCATTTCCGGTCTTACACCGGGTCGAACGCTCAGTGACGGACAGAAGGTTTGTTCCGTTATGAAGCTGTGCCGCGGCGATGAAGTACTCTATAGCTTGGGTGATGTCGTTGTGAGTGGTACGCATTTAGTGTTTGACGAATGCAATGGGTGGATTTCGGTCGAAGACCATCCTCAGTCCCTGATGATGACCGAAAGAACCGATGAGTATCTTTATTGTCTCACGACCAGCAATAAGGTTTTACGTATCGGCGACTTCCTATTCTGTGATTGGGACGACCTGACCGCCGTTGAGAGTGGCCACATAAGCGATTCTTGTGGACACTTAGTGACTGGAAAGGAGTGGGATGACTCGTGCGTGCACTCCCATCTCGAGTCTGGTTTTGACGGGGACGCGATCGTCTGCAAGTTCGACGGGGCACGGGTTCCACTTAAGGAAATCCGTCCCGGGGACCGTCTCGAAGGAGGGCACTTGGTTCAAGGTGTTGTGGTGGCAGACGGGGAGGATGTCCAGGGCGTCAATCGCTATTTCATAGGGGACACAGAGTTCATAGGTGGACCGAACTTTCGCCTCTACGATAATGACCTCGGCATGGTGCATTCGGGAGAGCTCCAGTCCGAGCCGGCCGAGTGTGGGCAGCTGTTCCACCTAGTGACTGACACCCACAGGGTCCCTCTGCATGGCCGGACGTTTAGCGATTACGACAGCAGACTGGACGAGTACACGGAGACCGTTTCACTTGCCATAACCGGCGTGTGTAAAAATTATCTATGATATTACTATAAATGGAGTTTGAACTTTTTGGTATCAAGCTGAGACTCGAGGTTGTAATTGCATGCGTACTGCTGGGTTATCTGATCGGGGGCATGTTGCTGTGTTCTTGCTCTAAGGTGGGTCTCAAAGAAGGGTTTGCGCTCATGAGCGCTGCTCCGCTATCGGGCGTGCGCGACGACGCCAAGGATGGATGGATCCAAAAGTCGAAGGAGTACCAAGAGCAGATGGGTTACAAAGCCGGCAACCTGTACGCGGGCCTCGCGGGCAACAAGGGAGGCAGTGTGCCCCTTCCCGATGGCCAGATGGACTTCTTCTATGATAACGAGTTCAAGCCATCATGCTGCACCACAACCAACTACTCGGGATCGAACGGTTGCCCTTGCATCTCTCCCGAGCAGATGCAGTATCTCAACTCGCGCGCAGGCAATCGGAGCCTAAGCAGCGGCTCTGTGTTCTAGATCACCATCGCCGATCGCGCTACACCATGGTACGTAAATATTTCGCTATCGAATACTTACGTATACTAACGCATACTAACCTAGATGTACATGCCCTCGGGTGGGCCCGTATCGGTTTCACGCTTGATCAGTTTGTCACATATTTCCCTCGAAATGGTAAAAGGGAACGTCACCTTAAGAGCTATCTGGCCCTCGAACAAGTTCGTTCCTTCCTTCATCAATCGAAAGAGGTTCAACTTCGTATGTATGATCTCTAGACAGCGTTTCAAGTTCCTGACCCCCTCCTCTGCAGACGTGTACGAGTCAATGATGTAGTCCAGCGTCTCATTCGGAATGGTAATGTCGCCCACCCCGAAACTGCATTGCTCTCGGATTTTGGGCAACAGATAGTTGTTCGCGATCTCAATCTTTTCTCCCTTCTTGTAGCCCTTTGTCGTGATGCGATACATCCTATCTCTCAAAATGGGACTGATCTTGTGCTCATCATTATAACTAAATATGAACAAACATTTGCTCAAATCAAAGTCGATCTCAGAGAAGTACTTATCGTGGTACTTGTCGTTCTGCGCAGTATCAGTCAAGTGCGTCAAAATGCCCTCGATCTCCTGACCCTTTGGAGTGTCGCTAATCTTATCCAGCTCATCGAAGTAAATCACAGGGTTCATCGTACGGTGCTGGATCAAGATGTCAACGATTTTCCCCCACGTGCTTCCTTCGTATGTGTAAGAATGCCCTTCGAGGAAACTGCTGTCCGTGGCGCCCCCAAGCGCGATGAACGCGAACTCGCGCCCGAGTATCTTACTAATACCCTCCTTCACCAGCGTCGTCTTGCCCGTACCCATCGGTCCCTTGATGGCGATAGCCGTGCCCACGGCTCCAGGGTTAACGATCCATTGTCCCACCATTTGCATAATCTGCATCTTAGCGTCACTGAGACCATGTACGGCTTTGTCTAGTTCACGTTGAGCGCCCTCCATGAAAGTATGACACTTATCTACACCGTCGCCAAGTGTAATCGGCAGACTACTGTGATTGCCGAATGGGATGCGCATGAACGCGTCGACCCAGGCTTTCAACTTGTAGTATTCACCCTCTCCAGGGGCCATGTATCGCAAACTATTCACCTTCTTCAGTGCACATGCCTTAAACATCTGTGGGATATCAGATTCCAATAACTTCAGACGGTAAGGCTTTTCAATCTTCATCAGCTCTTTCACTTCCTCGATCTCCTTTATAAGCTTCTTCTGCTGTTGTATCGGGAGCTCATCGCGGAAGTACTTCAGATCGTTCATGGGATCCTTATCTCGGGATAGTGTCCGGAACTGTTTCGTGTTTTTGAGCCTCTGTTTACTCTCCTTCTTCTTAATACCCTTGCTCATCTTCTTCTCGCGGTCGGTTGCATCCCTCACAAGGGACTTGAGGAGTTTACTTTTCTTGTTCTTCTGAGCCATCTCGCTTACCATCGTCTTGTACTTCGTAACCAGCTCCAAATCCCCACTGTCGTCCACGTCACAGCTATCATCGTCTTCCTCGTCCTCAGAAGACGAGTGCGCACTCTTTTTTGCCGATGACCGCCGGATTCGCTTTGAACGTCTTTTTCCCTTTCGGCCTTCACCGCTTGAAGCCGAGCTAGTCTCCATCTCGTCCGGACGGTACGTGTCGTCGCTGTCCTCTTCCGATGAGGATGTAGACTCGCACGAGTCGTCAGAGAACTCGTCGGTATCCCATTCATCATCGTCACTATCTCCTAAGATAGCCTGGTTGATCGAAAGCGGACCCCCCATCGTAAAAATGATGTTGTATTTGTGGCTCTTGCCGTCCAATATCTGGTTAATGGCGCCACCGTCACTGTCGGACTCGGAACTCGTTTCCTCATCGCTCTCCTCCTCGCTAGACGACGAAGGTGCCTTCTTTTTTGTCTTCTTCCCCCCGCGCCGAGGCGATGTTACCTTTTTGGACGGTGTCTCCTTTTTGGACGGTGTCTCCTTTTTGGGCGATGACCCTTTCCCCCCGCTCTTCTTCGTTTTTTTGGTATCGCGGCTATCTAACTCTTTAATGCGATGTGACAGATGCTGCGAAGGGAATATCTTTGATAATAGCCTTCGATAGTTCTGCACATCAAAGTCTTCACTCTCCGTATCACTACTATCATCGTGGTCACCACCCCTCCCACCTTTAGCAGACTTCCCTTTGTCGCGCGGCATGCTGATCTAGTTGCAACCGTTTCTATACCACTTGTCAACAATCATATCTAGTGGAAAATTGAAAACGATCTAAATATCATCTGTCTTTATATAAAACACTATGGGGAGGACGGATAGTGGCACCATACCCAAGACCAATCCATCTAGGATTATTGGAATACAATTCAGTGTGTTGTCTCCCGATGAGATTCGTAGGGGCAGCGTGGCAGCCATCACCAGCCGCGATACCTTTGTAAACGGTAAAGCTGTCGTTGGAGGCCTATTCGATCCGCGCATGGGCGTCAGCGATCCTGGGACTATCTGCCCCACGGATGGGTTGGACTACATGCAGACGCCAGGATACTTTGGACATATCGAGCTCGCGCGGCCAGTCTTCTACATTCAATATCTCTCCACCGTAATCAAATGCCTTCGAAGCGTTTGCTTTAAGTGTAGCAAGTTATTGATATCCAAGCATAAGCACCAGCATCTACTGGCGCTCAAGCCGGACGAACGCTGGGCACAGGTGTTCGCCTTAGCCAGTAAGGCAAAGAAGTGCGGTGATGATACGGACGATGGTTGTGGGTGTAAACAGCCCACGAAGATACGCAAAGATGGTCTCGCAACGTTATATGCGGAGTGGGACAGCATCGACGGGGTGCCTATTGATGATCCGGAGGCATTGTCGATCAAGGTCATACCCGAGATCGCCGTGAAGATTCTTCGTCGTGTGTCGGATGAAGATGTCACTTTCATGGGGTTCAGTCCTGTCTGGTCACGCCCGGACTGGATGGTTTGTCAGGTGCTCGCGGTGCCGCCTCCGGCTGTCCGTCCGTCCGTGAAGCACGACGCGCAACAACGCAGTGAGGATGATATCAGTCATATTATCGTCAATATCATTCGAGCTAACACCACACTGCGGGACAAAATCAAGCAGAACGCTTCGGCGGCCGTGATTGACGACTGGACGACCATGCTTCAGTACTACGTGGCTACCGAGATTGATAACAAGATACCTGGGGTCGCCGCTGTGGCCCAGCGATCTGGCCGACCCCTCAAGGCGTTGAAGGAACGCATCAATGGGAAGTCAGGTCGTTTGAGGGGCAACCTCATGGGCAAGCGTGTGGACTTTAGTGCTCGATCGGTCATCACACCTGATCCCAACCTGTCGATTGAAATGCTCGGAGTGCCTTTGAAGGTAGCAAAAAACATCACCAAGCCCGTCAAGGTCACCAAGTCAAACAAAGCGTTCCTTACGAAACTCGTGCAGAATGGTCCGGATGTCCACCCAGGTGCCAAAATACTTGAGAAACGCAACGGAGACAACATCTCTCTGAGATACGTAGACAGGGCGTCCATCGTGCTCGAGCTGGGTGATACGGTGCATCGTCACATGATGGACGGTGACGCCGTGCTATTCAATCGGCAGCCCACGCTACACAGGATGTCCATGATGTGCCACATTGCAAAAATCATGCCGGTTGGCGACACATTTCGCATGAATGTGGGCGACACCAAGCCATATAATGCGGATTTCGACGGTGATGAGATGAACCTGCATATGCCCCAAAGCCTCGAGGCTGAGGAGGAACTCCGCCGGTTGGCCGCCGTCCCATATCAGATCGTCAGTCCCGCCAACAACAAGCCCATTGTTGGTATTTTCCAAGACTCACTTCTGGGAGCGTTTCGTCTGACGCGGCCTGATGTAGTGTTCTCTCCCCGACAGGCGATGAACCTGCTTATGGCCTTCGATCGGGTTGACGTCACCAAGCTCCAAGGGGAGGAGATCAGCAACTTTCAAGTGCTGTCGCAAATCCTGCCACCACTAAGTCTGACGTATAAGACGAAGCTCTTTGGTGAGGATGAGGATAGTCGGAAGTCCAACCACGTTGTTGAAGTGCGGGACGGTGTTTATCTGCGTGGCCAAATGGAAAAGGGTTCTTTGGGAGATAGCGGGCGCGGCCTCATCCACCGCATCTGTAATGATTTTGGGAACAAACAGTCCGCTCAGTTCATTGATAACTTGCAGGACATTGTTACGGAGTACATGAAAACGGCAGCCTACTCTGTGGGCATCAGCGATCTCATCGCCAACGAGGAAACCGACCGAGCAATTACGGAGGTCATCTCGGAGAAGAAGAAGGAAGTCGGTGGATTGATTGATGAGACTCATCTAGGGATTTTCGAAAACAAGACTGGCAAGACAAATGAGGCCGAGTTTGAGACGCGAGTGAACAACGTGCTGAACAAAGCATCCAATCAAGCCGGCAAGATCGGGAGACAGAGCTTGAGTAAGACTAACCGCTTTGTGATCATGGTTAATGCTGGCTCTAAGGGCAGTGAACTTAATATCTCTCAGATGATATCCTGTCTTGGCCAGCAGAACGTGGATGGCAAGCGTATCCCGTATGGCTTCGAGAACCGCACTCTGCCGCACTTCACCAGGTTCGACGACTCGCCTGGCGCCCGCGGGTTCGTTGAAAGTTCGTTTATCAGCGGCCTCACGCCTACTGAGATGTTCTTTCACGCCATGGGTGGTCGTGTCGGTCTTATTGACACTGCTGTTAAAACAAGTACGACCGGCTACATTCAACGTCGATTAGTGAAGGGTCTTGAAGACCTCAAGGTTGAGTACGACTGCACTGTCCGAAATGGAAAGGGGAAAATCATTCAATACTCATACGGCGACGACAATGTTGATCCCGTGCGGGTAGAGGGCCAACGACTATCGCTTGTGAGTATGTCTTTGGACGAGATCTACTCGCACTTCTATGTCGGCAGTGGTGGCGCGGGCGACAACTACGTAAAGCTCACGTTTAATGCCGACGCACTGAAACGTATGCGACGCCAAGCTAAGGAGCTCAAGAAACGGTCGCTCGCAATGATCGAAAAGGCTATCAGAATGCGAGGAGAGGTAATCGAACATGTGTTCAGGGGCCGCGATAATGCGATTGTCCATACGCCCGTGGCATTCACCCATGCCATATCAAACGTCCAGGGCGAGCAGCGCATCACTTCGACCTCCATGGTAGACATAACCCCATTAGAGGCACTGGCCATGGTGGATCGGACGTACCAGAAGCTGGAAAATCTGGGGATGCGCAAGCCGACGGCGCTCTTCGAACTCTTGTACCAGTTCCATCTCTCACCCTCCCAATTGTTACTGGTTAAGCGTTTTAATAAGTCGGCGTTGATTATACTACTCGAGGCGATTGTCCTCAGCTACAAGCAAGCTATGGTGGCACCCGGTGAGATGGTGGGCATGATCGCCGCACAGAGCATTGGTGAGCCAACGACCCAGATGACGCTTAACACGTTTCATTTTGCCGGCGTGGCTTCGAAGTCAAACGTAACGCGTGGCGTGCCCAGGATTGAGGAAATCCTGTCTTTATCAGAGAACCCCAAGAATCCGTCGTGTACCGTCGCGCTGCTTCCACAAGAGGAGGCGAATAAAGAGAAGGCGCAATCAGTCATGCACCGTCTAGAACACACCAAGCTTCGGGAAATCGTTGATAACGTCTCGATCTGTTTCGATCCCGACGACATGAACACGCTCATCTCGGAAGACACCCCCCTCATGGAGCAGTACCAATCGTTTGAATCACTTGTCGACGAGTGCTCGGGAGAGAAGGATGATCAGGGAGAACAATCGAAGTGGATGATACGAATTGCTCTGAATGCAGAGCTAATGCTCGACGCTGACATCGCGATGGATGATCTGTACTTCGCCATCAAGAACGCATACCGTGATGAGGTACATTGCGTATACTCGGATTACAACGCGGACTCGTTGGTCATGCGCGTTCGGCTTAGTCAAGCGATCCATAACAAGAAAAAGACGGCGGCGAAGCTTAATCCACTTGATCAGGCTGACGAAGTGTACCTACTGAAAGGGTTTCAAGATCAGCTGCTCGACGGCATCGTTCTCCGGGGTGTAAAGGGCATCAACAAAGTGACACTCAGAAAGGTCATGGATACACTGCGCGAGGAAGATGGGGCGTTCGCGCGACAGGAGACGTGGGTATTGGACACCGTTGGCACAAACCTGCTCGGACTGCTAGGCGTCGACTATATCGATGCCAAGAAGACATTCACGAATGACATCCAAGAGGTTTACCGGGTGCTGGGGATTGAGGCGGCTCGGCAGGCGATATACAACGAGATCACTGAGGCGGTGGAGTTCGACGGGACCTACATCAACTATCACCATCTTAGTGTCTTATGCGATCGTATGACCTGCAACAGCAAAATGGTGTCCATCTTCCGACATGGAATCAACAATGATAACATCGGTCCGGTGGCTAAGGCATCGTTTGAGGAGACGCCCGAGATGTTCTTGAAAGCCGCGAGACATGGTGAACTGGACATTATGCGAGGTGTGTCTGCGAACGTTATGTGTGGTCAGGAAGGTCTCTTCGGTACGAATAGTTTCCAAATACTCGCTGACATTGACGGGCTTGCAGAGGCAGTGCCGGCGGAGGACTGGGTCGGCCATGATGAAGACGCGGAGATAGAGAGCGCCTTCGGGAATATCGAGAACCCGGCTGATGCATGCAGCGTGGCTCAGATAGCAGTGCCTACCAATGTTATGGAGATCAAGTCAGCAGACTTCGGACATGATGACGAAGACTACGACCCTGGGTTCTAATTGATAGTGGGCACAACATGAATTAAACGTGGTCATGATTTTGATATATGGCCACGTTTGCGCTTATTCTTCGTAGATTACTTGATACAAGTGTGAACAACTCAGACGTCGGGCGGACATTGGGACGCGTGCTCGTTGATGTGATTGCGTGGAGCGATTGTTCACCTGCGTCTAAACTGCGCCTACTTGTGTCACACGTACTGGAGGCCAGGTTCGTCGAGCCTGATGTCAAACAACGATTGTTTGACACGTTCGCCCGCGCACAGCGTCACTTTTTTTCATTGCACCGTTTCCGTCACAGGTGGCGACTTCGAAACGGGGAAAGGAGGGGTTGCGCCGTTGACATGGCACTCAACCATCTGGGCGGTGCCCCCCCCCATATCACTGTGAGGCTCTGGGAGAATAATGCTACATACACATATCGAATCTCTGACATCATAACACTTATCAACAAGTCGCTTTTACATTCATCGAGCCTGTTCCCTCAGCCGATGGACCCGCGCAATCCGTACACCAACCTGCCCTTTTCGCGAGCATCGATGTACATTATATATAACGCGGTCCAACACTCCACGTTCAACATGCCGACGTTGCTCCAGCTTTTCTTTTCTAGTGGGTTTGACTGCGATCGTCTTCTTCGCGATCACGAATATTACGTAGCTGCGCTTGTCGTAGACGACTTCATACTTCATGGTGCTCAGTGCGAGAAACACGAGTACATTAAAGATATGTTCGCCGAGTTCTCGACCGTAATGGCGTCGCTCCGAGTGCATCCTGGCTTCCCCGTCCATTGCATTGTTAGCGACTTGGACAAACACTTGCACGTGTATTTGAAATATCTTACTGGGGGGAGAAACCGCGGTGAACACAAGCGCCGTGTCAAAGGCATGCTTCGCCGGTTTGTCCGCCTCTACCCCAAGTGGGGTAGGAAAATAGCTGCTTGTAGTGAAACCGCTGCGGACGCACTTGCGCAGGCGGACTCGCCCTATCTACCCGTCGTCCCTTCGCGCGCGCCCAACGTTGACGTTCATGTGTGGTGTTGGGTTGACGTGCGGTGCCATGTCATGATTAACACGCGCGAGCGCACCCCGTCACACTCTACGCCGCGCCATAGACGTCGCAGACCGCGTGTCAGACAGCGCCACAGTACGGACACCGCTCTCACTTAAGAACAATGCGTCTCCCCGTTTTCTTTGCCGGGGGCGGCGCCACCTCGTCGAGAGTACCGACTATTCTTAGCGTTTTCCCCCGCGGCCTCTGGGTGTACATAGACAATAGCTTATCCAAGCTGGTGTACCCGCTTTTTGCTTCCATGTACTTTCTAAGTTGGCCACTTAGCTGGCTTGTGCGTATTTTCGCGCCCCGTGTTCCCACGACTAATTTGTATTTCAGAGGAGCATCTACCTGTACACCAGGCGTCTTTAGAAAGTAGTGGTTATCGCTGTCGTCACTATATGTGATAAGCAGCGGTTGTTTGTTCTCTGCTACCACCGTCGACGAGAAGATTACCAGAGGGACCTTGTAGTGCTGTGATATCACAACCACGTCAATATTGGAGAGATAGTACTGGTCGCTCATCACCACGTCTCCCACCTCTGCGCGAGAAGTCTTGAGAAGGCTCGCGAACCTCTTCTTACCACCTGCCACTAACAGTCGGGTTAGCTCTGTGAGGTTAGAAACTGCGATTTTGGCATACTCGTTTGCTAACAGTTCTTTTAGCGACGCGGGGGTTACTGCCTCGTCTCTAGCGTGGTCGCGCACCGCTGTGACCATTGTGTCAAATGTGCAAGTCGGCGGCTCGGTGTCGAACACGAGTTCGATGGAATCTGCGGGAAACTGGCCCTTCCACTTGCGGGAGAGCTGGGACTTCTTGGTGTGGTTGCACGTTACGTCGTCCGCCGCGGCGGTCCCCTTGATAGTGAAGAGGTTGTCATATGGGACGCTTTCGAGTGGTTCCGCATTATCTGCCGCCGTCGAGGTCACGTATTGAGACTGTTTTGCGACAACCATGTCTTCGAAGTATTCTTGATTGAGGAGGGACTGTAACAGAATGACCTCATCCTTTCCGAGATTGTAGCCCACTGTTCCGAATGCCAAATACGCCTTCGGTTGGAAAATGAACGACCTGACGCGCGTATAGCGTATGAGTTCGTCCGCCATCTTTTCGAAGTACACGACTTCATTATCAACGTCACTAATGCTCCCCCTTTTTGGGATGGCTAGTTGGCACGTTTCTCCGGTTGACACGCAGAATGGGGATGAAGTGCACTGGGCCTCTGACTTGCCTACACATGCGTGCGCCTCTCGGACCGCACTCATCGCCCCGGTTTCAAAGTCTGCGAAAACCACGCTCCCAGAACAGAGTTTCTTCAATGCACCGGCGATGGTTTGCAGCTTAGTGAGGTAAGACTTCCGCGATGCGATCAGTGCCTCTATCTCGCCTCTCTCTCCCGCATACTCGTGTTTGTTTAGTAATATACGGACTGTGTTGCGGAAAGCGTTGTAGAAGCTGGTGTCCAGACGCATTTCCTTCATATATTTCTCACGTCGATGGTCAGGTTCTCTATCTCGACTAAGAGCCGTATCGGCCAGTATGCTGTTGCCCGCCTCCACGGTAGGGAGCAAACCATCGATTGGTGGAGCGGGCGGAGATACCAAGACGGTTTGGTTCGTTTCGGTTATGATGCCGATGCATAAGCCGTCTTCTACCAATTGGAGACTGGGCCGGCAAAGGACGCGGCCTTTAGTTACCTTGGCCACTTCTTCCAGGAAGGCGAAGGTGGTCTGGAAGTCGCGCCATAGTCCGTCACTGTCGATAAATGTCGCCGTTGTTCCGGTCGGCATCTCAGACGGGGCGCAAGGCACTACTACCCTGACATCACCTTTTTTACCGGATACACTTAGTCCAATGGCTTTGCCAGAGAAGTTGATGATTGCGGTGTGCACTGTGTATCCTGCCGCGATCAGAGCTTTAAGAACCGTCGCACAGTTCACGTTGGTCTCGAAAGTGTATACGTTGGGCGCGCTCGGCAACGGCCTGCACAGTTCGTTTTGAGCATCTCGAATAATCCCCAGCATACGCTTCAAGTTAGGCAAGAGGTTCTTGTTCCGCAGACTGAATAGTCTCGATAGCGTGTAATTGGACCTCACGTCCTCCACTGCATACACCGGCTCCATGTAGTCGCCCCTCTTAACAACGATGAATGTCTTTTTGGAACTGTCAAACGCAGAGGATGAGTAATGGTTGGTGGGGCACACTACTTCCACGTTAGAGGTGCTATCGTCCTCGGGTATTAGAAGTACGACAAGGTTCATACCATTGGGAAAAAGCTTAGGGTTCGGCGACGTGCAGAGGTCCCACAGGTACGTGTACGTTATACCCGCACTTTTATCTAAGAGGAAAGATTTGAACGCTTCGAGCGCAAGTATGGCCCTTCGTAGAGACTTCACATTGGCTGCGCTTTCCATGTCGGTCGCATTGTACAATTGTGTCCCGGCGTATGAGGCCACATCGGCAGTCTCAGTAATAAGAGCCGGTTCGAACTCGGTGATCAACGTGCCGTTTTGGAGCCGGACAAAAGTATCGAGGTCCACTGCATCATGGAGCACCTGACGCATCTCAGCGACGGAGGGGATGCGCTGGTCGGAAGTTCTGTCCGCAAACAGGTCGGCCAAGCAAGCCACGAAAGACTGACCCGGTACGAGTTCCACACCGTGCCGGAGCAAGCACACGTGGTTAGGCCTGAGGTTGGTATTGGTCGCGGACACTTGGCACTCTCGACTGTCCATCTGCAGAAATGCCGCTATGGGGGCGGGTAGGTAGCCCCACCTGTTTCTATCGAGCGGGAACTTATCGGGTCCTTTGATATACTCGTCGCTTTCGATCTCCAGCTTAGCGGGTCCCTGAGGCGCTTTCTTTCCCTGTTCTGCAGCATCCTCGTTGCTGCACTCGGCTCGTCTCTTCTCTTGAGAGGGACTGTCCCAAGACTTGAAACAGCAAGGCAGACACAAACCATCGGGGTGGCTGCCGGCTTTCACAAAACCGGGATAGTGCTGCACGTACTTACCGTCCTTCACGTGATACTTGTTGTCGGAGAACTGGAATATTGGTTTCCCCTTCGGGACTTTCTTCGCATCATCGGGGATGACACCCCCATATTTGCCGCTTTCCACTTCTGCTTGTGTCAAACTTGTGTTATCTTTCAAACTCCAATACCTAGGGCATATGTACCAGTACTGCTTGTCGGGGCTGGATCCGTATTTGACTGCATGTTGATACGACCCAGGATGCTCCTTGTCTATATCTGCCTTTTCGGCGTCTGTAAGTATCACGGGCTGCCTGCGTACGTTCCATGGGCAGGCCCGGGAATATGCGTGGAACTTTCCATCCTGTTTAGTCAAGAAGAGGGCCGGATCAAGTGCCTCCATTTTCTTAAAGAATGGGTTGGGGTTGGCCAAGCTCATGCCCGTTATATCGGATATAGCGTCTTCGTCTGCGCCGCCACGCAGCACATCTTGCGGTGAGGAGTGGCCACCCTCTAACCCCGCTTCCGCGGCGTCGTCTTCGCCCTCATCATCATCGTCATCATCTCCAAGTAGTATGTCGAGCATGTCCTCCCCGTCATTTCCATCGTCGTCATCACCAAATGAAACGGCGGCCGGCACACCTGCTTCATTGTCCTTGTATGCGTTTTCGGCGTCGGCCACGACCTCCTCGAGAACCACCTCATCTTTCTTCGACTTACTCGCGCGAGGTTTCTTGCACAGGCCGCCCATCTCTTTCGTAATGCTTTTGTTCGCAACAACGCCCTGTCCCGCTATCACGACAGAGTTGAGGTATATGGGAACGGTTGATATGTACCCCACATTGTTGAGCCCTTCAACAGTAGCTGTCACAGTCGCAGAGAACTGGTCCTTGGTAAGGCGCGTTGCAAATCCGGGATTGTTACGTATTCTAATGCGCCTCGTCGGGTTCGCCGACCGAACTACCTGTATCGATCCAACAACCTCTGCAAGTTTGCCAACGGCCCTTTCCGGAGACATCCCATACGCATCTTGCAAGCGCTGCACGATGTCGTGCTCCTTGACGTTCTTTTTGATCATTTCTATAGTAAACGCCTCGACACCGTCGACCTCACTGTAATCAGCCACACGCTTGAAACGCATCTCTATGCCTTTTGATAGAGAAGACTCCACGACATTGAATATGGGAGTTATGCAGCCCGTGATCTTCGCTAAGTCTATGTTCTTTTGTATTCTGTACCGGGCGACATATCGAGCATCCACCAACTCGGTGTCGTCCGCCATGATGGATGTAAACAATGGAAGTACGTATCCACTTTGAGAGAGATAGCTCGCGATCATACTTAGCGGCGCTGCGGTCTGCCTCGTAATTACATTGTCGCACTCATCCAGAGAGAGAGGCTGACCGAACTCGGCGCTGATAGTAATCCCGGCGTTGGCATCGAACTCGCAGGTGACGGTGTGCCCGTCTGTTTCGTTGTAGGCTATCACACCCTTGCTTTTTCCGATGGTCTTTGCTAATCTAAATATAGTCGCTTTTGGGAGATATGGTATTTTCTTCCCATTCGTAGCTACAGCGGCCGTGTAAAGCCTGTATACCTTTTCTTGTCTCTTTCCAGGGTTGTATTTGACAAGCGGCACCTCCTGGGATGTCTTTAGTTTCTTGAACACCACATCGAGTGGCAGGTTAAACGGAATCGCGGGACTCACCACACATACAAGTCGGTCGACTCCCTCCGCCTCTATATAGTCGCTAGGTTGGCTCTCTTGTATGTCGTGCATGATCCTGACGCTATTCACCTTTCTTGCAAAACCTTCGCCGATCATGTTGTCACTATGTTCCTCAAGTTCGTGCAACGCAGCATCGAGCTCACTCGTGGCGTTTATTCCATCGCTAGCTAAGAGTGGGAAATATATGCGTATCGTACTCTCGGCGGACAGTCCCTTCCGGTCTGCGGCGGCAAGAACGGTGGTGGCGTCAAACATAAACAGCTCGCCGTTGAAGTTTCCTATGTCCATCACGAGCGATCCATTCGTTGTTGTCGTTATGTCCTTTGCCGTTCGTTCGAGTATTGGATCGTACTTATCTGCTGCCATAGGGTCTACCGTGAACGGATACACATGCTCTGCCGTCACGAACCTCTGGCCGACCGGAATGTTTACTACCCAGTCTTTGTCGTCAAGACCAATCGCAAAGACATCGTCATAAGTATATACCGACTTCCCCTTCTTCACCGTATCTTCGAGTCCCTTGCTTGCATCACTTATATTCTGCAAGTATCCCACGAGACGGTCATACGTCAGCGCAAGTTTACCGTTCTGTGTCAACATGTCAAACACACCAACACTGCTTAGCTTCTGACGGGTTCGCGCCATGAGATACATACACTGTACGGGGGGCGACGCACCTATGGTGTCTTTTAGTGATGCGTATACCTTACGTTTGACATAGTCAATGGTGTCGTCCGAATATATCTTAAACCCACTATCTTCTTCACCAAAGATAAGAGGTGCAACGTCCTTTGTTCCCATGATGTGAACCTTAATGATGGTGCTCTTATCGTGCGACATCAAGTATATAGAATAATACGAGATTATTTTATATATGACCAGTTTCAATGTCATAGTGGCGCTCATGGAACGCGATCGCGGAATAGGCGCAGAAGGTCGCCTACCGTGGAAGCTCCGCGGAGACCTGGCGCGGTTCGCTAGATTGACGAAGGGATCGGGGAACAACGCAGTTATCATGGGTCGCAAAACATGGGAAAGCTTGCCTCGGGCGCCGCTTGTAGGGAGACACAACATCGTTCTCTCACGTGCGCATTTTGACGCGTCCGGAGCGGTCGCCAAGACGTCGGTAGCTGAGGCGATTAAATATTGCGTCTCCTCGAGATTTGACGAGGCCTGGGTCATTGGGGGAGCTCAAGTGTACGACGCTTTTGCCGACACTACACTTGATCGGGCTGAGATAACGTACGTCAAACATCCTTTCCCCTGCGACACTTTCATGTCACCGCGACTACTTGACAGTATAGAAGCAACGATGGCACTCATCAGCGTGGAAGAGTGCTCCGGCTCGGACGGAGTGGAATGGACCTATCGGTCATACGCTCGGCCTAGAACGCCGGGTTGTCAGTAAGCGTCATACCACAGTATGGAGCCGGCTGTTTTGAGTAATCGACCGGTTGATATAGACCCGCATTCACCGACTCCTCGATGAGCATCTTAAAGTTGCGCCAGAACTCTTCCGTGTGTCCAATGCTGACCGTCGCGATGTGTGCAAGTTCGTGCATGGAGACGAAGAACAGTGTGTTTTGGTCGATGAGCGTGCTTTCGTTTTTGTGTTTCTGCAGGCAAAACGCCAACTTTTCGCCCTTGTTCTCACTGTACGCCGTGTGCTCGCTCGTCGGCAGCGTTTCCACGATTTTGCTAGGATTAAACCCGTCGACGAGCCTACGGATGTTTTCTTTCTCAGGATGCCGTTTTCCGACGTGTTGCACCAGCGTGCGCATCTTTTTTGTGTTGTGTGCGAGCAAATCGGCAGCTTCTCCAATGCGCTCTCTGTCTCTGACACAATATGTATTACTATCAACAGATGAGATAACGCATTTCAGCTGGAACATGTCCGAGTTCCGATAGATCAACACGGCGACATAGATACTTAATGCTACCAGTACCAACGCAAGGAACCCAGAATGCATGTGTACTATGGGCCGAGATTAATATATGCTTTTTACAATCTTGAAAGTAAGGTAGGAAATGAGCAAGATAACCGTGGCCACATTCATTTGGAAAATCACCTCGAAGAGCGATATCATAGGAAGGGAGGACCAGTAGAAGTTCGCGAGCATAGGGCTTATCATGGTGGTGACACTCAATAGCATAGAAGAGATTATAAGTGACTTTATGAAAGGGTCGTTCCTGTTGATGATGTCTTTCGTGCGCGATACCGTAAACAGCAGTAGTACGAGTGTGAACAGTGTGTACACAAGATTGTATGATTGTGACTGAACCGTGGTGGCTCTGTCTTGCAACATCTCGTACTGGTTGCGCGCACAGGAATAGTCCACCTTACCTATTGCACCGAAGGCTTTCTCCTTGTCCGTGAGATCGCTTTGAGGTACGAAACACACACCGTAATCGGCAGGCACGGCGGGCAACATCAGCTCGTCCTTGATCCTCACATGCACATTGTGCACGAACAGTGCTAGAGGCACCGTTGCTATGGCCGCCACGTACCATCTGAAACGGATACCGTGGTTGGCACGCAATAACGCTGGATAGTACACTAATGCGCAGATAAGCGACCACACGATGAAAGCAACAACGCTTATGCCGACCACAATCCACACGTTGCTTATTGGCCACGCCATCTGAGGGGAGACGGGCAGTCCGCTCTCATTAATGTGTTTCCCTTTTCCAATTGTCGCGCTCTTACTATTGTTGGTCTTGTCGGTCTTGGCACTCATACTTGTATAACGGGTAGATTTTTATCTAAAGTTGCCCTGAGATCAAGATAGCTGTCATTGCAAAAGCGCATGAGGTAATGATGAGACGTCGCTTTATGTACAGCACGTTGAACAGAGCAAGAACGCTGTTCCCACTCACCGCCGCGCCCATGGCTGTTAGCGACATGATTACCGCTCCGAGTATCCATACTAAATGATTGGGCCCTTGCCATTTCGTGCGATTAATGTACAGTGCCAGTGTCAGGCAGAGTATAGCCACGTAGAAACCCGTGTTCGACACTTCGAGCGTCTTGCTAGAAAAGAATATCGGATCGTCCTGGTTGCCGAAGCCAGTAGTGCTCTTAAACTTGCCCTGTAGATACTCTGATAGGTTGGTTCCGCTTATCTCGCCCTTGGATGACATTTTCATATAGGTGGAAACCGGGAACACATACCCGTGTATGCCGTCGTCGGGCACGGTATCGCTTTCCGACAATATCTTGTACTCTCCGCCTGCCATCCCACTGTAGTCGAGCTCTGTTGGCACGTCATCGCCCTTCTTCAGGTCTGGTATTGGGCCGGGTGCGTTAAAGACATATGAGGACAGGTTTTTTCTATTTACGTAGACCCAGCTGGCACTGTTGTATAGCCATGTTTCCAGTAGCATCACGCATATGCCCCAGATGAAACCGACTTCATACGCCCATACGAAGCGCTTGTCGTACGACAGATAGATTATGACGACCCATGCGCACACGTAAACCATGTACAGGTAGAATTGTTGAACGAGTGAAAAGGAGCTTTCGTACGGTATGGGTATGTATCGGTTTGCATTGCCTATGGTGCTAACGACCGAGTTTTGTATAGTGGGTTCTGGCGCTACGGGAAGCCTGAATACTTTTGCTGTCCACTCAAGCTCTTTCATTGTATATTCTTAATGGGGATAATCCACCTCATTAAGAAGATCATTCAAGTTGTGTTCTTAACACTTGCATCCTAGCTCAAGCGGCGTACGCATCAGGTCCGGCTCAATGGTGCTGTTGCTCCACGGGCTCACCGGCGTCTGGGGGTTCGGGGGCTCGGAGCGGAGCTGCAGGTTGGCGTTACGCAGACTGCTGCCCACAGTGTTGATGCCGGCATGGTAGCCCGCCTTAAGCAGCTTGACGGCCTGGAGGTCGCCGCTGCCCATCGGGTTCAGCTGCGCGAACTGACTGTTGCTGTCTTTCGGCAGGAGATCACCTGGTTTAGCTGTGTCCTTTCTTTGGCAGCTTGATGGTAGCTGTTGCTGGCTGCTCTGCACCCCGCTCACCGTGCTGGGCCCTTCGTTCTGCCCGAACGGCATGGCGGGCGACGCCGGATCCTTGGCGAACTGGGTGTTGCTTATGTGGGTGGCAGCTTCTTGCGCTGCGCCGGCCAATCCCGACCGCGGCGAGCCCTTACCTTGAGAGTAATTGTAGAGCAGCACCCCGATCGCGATCACGGCGAGCAACGCGATGAGATGGTGGGCCTTCACAGCTTTTTGCAGAGACTGGAGCAAGCTCATTATATATACAAAGATCGAGAAAAAATTTCGGCGTAAGCCGTTGTGAGAGATATCAATATTTCCTAAAGGGTTACCTATTCCATTTCCGTCATCTCCTCGTCGTCTGATTGTTCCAGATCGTCAAGCAAATACATATGTCGTATTCTTCTTGCTTCTAAATAAGCCTCGACCGCCGTCTTCTTGGCTAGTTTTGCCTTAGCAAGCGCCGCGTCGTAAATCTGTCTGTACACCTCATTGGGTTTTCTGAGCTCCACTGCTTCATCGGATGGCTCTATGTCATCCAGCGCCACGGCGGTGACACCTTCCGGCATCGGCGGGCGCACTTCGACTGGTTCATGTGCATGGACCGGTTCGTGTGGCTCCTCGGCGCGCGATGGCTCCGGTTCCTCCTCTTTGACCGGTTCGTGCACATGCAGCTGCTGCGCGTCCTCGATCTGAACTGATGCCTGAATAGGTTCAAGCACGGTTTCATTGACGTCCAACAGTATACTCTCCTTAGCTGGTTCCGGGTCTTCTCCTGCCCGGATCATGCATCCACGGGCGCCCGCCGGGCTCTCCAATACCATTAGTTGGGGCAACGTCAGTTCAATTGCGAAAGAGCGGGCCGAGAATCGGATGCAATCTACCTTAATTAAGGGGATCACCTTGCTATCGACGGTGACTTCTGAGTACGGCACCGCCTCCTGTCTCTGATTAAACACGCATTCTGCGTCGCCGCCGTCCCGGGCAGTGTTTCCCTTAAGCAGAACTCGTACCAGATAGGCCCTTCCGGATTTGTACAGACGGATTGCGGAAGTGAACGCCGACTCGATATCGTCCTCGGTCAGAGGATTGTGGAACCAGTCCTCCCGCTTGTCATGTATGAGCTCTTGACATCGCTTTTCCAGCTTTTCTATCCACTCCATCACGTGGGTGTCATCAGACGAATATAGCAGGTCGCAGTATGTCTTGCGCCCGCTGATCACAATGCCTTGCTTTGTCTTGCAGGTTGGGAGCTGGACACACATATCGGTCTCTAAGTTTCCGTCCAGCGCAACTCGTGTAACATAGTTACCACCCTGCGTCGCCCGCGGTTGTGATAGTCTCGTTTTGCTAAAGTCACAATCCTCTCTGATTCCGATAACAGAGCTCATTGTAGCCTGTACGTATTTAAATCGGTACTTTCGCACGCAATTTCTCCCCAGTGATAACAATGGTAACCACCGAACCGTTTCTCGAGCGTTGCAAAGCTATCCTTCGACGGGAGGATGTCCGGGAAGAAGTTAAGGCTTTTTTCCAGCCAGTCATTGAGCTTGTGCTTCAGGAACTCTATCCGTACATATACTTGTCCGTACTGTTCGTCATAATAAGCTTTTTGCTTATACTAGCGACGTTCGTCATTGTTATTAAAAGACACTCCAAGGCTTCCGTCTGAGATTTTCTCACCTATAAGTATAGATGGTTCATCACACGACACGTAGAGGAGGGCGCAAGCACCGCGCACGCCGTTCCCGGGCGCGAAGCCACAAGCATAAGCACCACACCCGGCGACACAGGAGAGGAGGCGGGCTGATGTCCATGCTGCGCCGGGCGGTCATGCCAGGCACGCTTCTGGTAGCCAATACACTGTCTCGTCCTGAGCGCGGCTCTCGTCGCAGCCGGAGACACGGGAGCAAGTCGCGTCGTGGGGGACGACGGAGCCACAAACGGAGCCACAAACGGAGCCACAAACGGAGCCACAAACGGTAGGTGGCGGCTCGCGACGATCGGGGCTGCAACAGTTAGGCCGCCTAACTGGTGATGGTCCGTGCAAAACATATAAACATATATCTTGATCTTCAAGACATATGTCGTCTTTTGAGGAACAGATCAGGTCATGGGTGGCCGTGGACAATCAGTTGAAGGTACTACAGGACAAGTCGAAGGAGCTGCGCGATCGCCGGACATCTCTTAACGATACCATTATGGGCCACGTCGCAGAGAATAGCATGGAGGGGACTACCGTTCGTATAAGCGATGGTCGACTGCGTTTCACATCATCTAATCAGACGTCTCCTCTCACCCTGAAGTTCGTTCATGAATGCTTGCTTAAGTGTATTCGAAACGGACCACAGGTGGAACAAATCATGGGCTTCATTAAGGAGCAGCGCGAAACTAAGGTCAAGACCGAGGTCAAACGGTTTTACATTAAGAACGAATAAAAGAGTGTGCTGGTATACTATATAGATGTCGCACCTGTCACCATCAGACTGTGTGTTTCAGCGGGGTTCCGATTTGACATGCAGTGGCGCAGGCTACCCCATTAAGAATGTTCTATTGTCTTCAGGCATGGCACCAATGGTGACGTGTAACGCAGGTGACAAGTCATATAGCGGGAGGGTGAGTGACCTGTTCGCAGGGTCCGTGGGCGTCCCGTTAGGACTAGTCGTACTTGAAGATAAGTGCGCTAGAACCCGCGAAATAGCGCGGGACACCGACTGTCAGCCTATCCCAGAAAGCCTGTTCGCCAGCCTGATCGACATGGCTAGAACGGTTCGGACCACGCACAGACATACCCGCCGCAAACCCGCATCCCGCGGCAGCAGACAAACGCGCAGGGTTTAGAGGTCATGGTGTCCATCTAGATTTAGTATGTTGCACGCGTGCAACACATTAAACAAGTACCTAGACACGGTTCCAGTTATCGTGACTGAACGGAGATATCTCCACGTTTGCCAACTTATTCCTCCAGTACTCAACGCGCTTATCCTGCTCGATGTCTTCCAGCGTCTTCGGGTATACGGTCGAGTTCTTAAGTCGAGCCTTGTCTTCGCTGGTCTCCCCCGGTTTCCTTCCGTAGCAGTTGACACCAAACCGTACATTAGGATTGTCTATAAACCCACCGTTGATACCAGGACGTCCGCAGTCGTGCTCATGCCCCTCAATATCTTGCAGCTTGTCAAACGTTGACTTTTGGGTGGGAAAGTATGCCATCTGTCCCTCGGACCAGCCATATCCGCACCATTCTGCCCCGCTTTTGTGTGCGTCTTCTATTTGGTCGTACGTAGCCAGTTCGCCGTTGAGTGCCGTGCATATGGCCTGGGCATCGTTGTACGTATATTTGTTGTTGCTTACATGGTATACCTGTGGCTGGTGTGCGGGGTTCGGAGGCGGTCTCGGCGCAGGGTGCGGTTTGAGTGGGCTCGGTTCTTGCTTGGAAGAAGACCGACGGGTTACCTTAAGATCTATCTCGGGCTCGGCCGAGAACAGCTTCTTGACGCTAGCCGTCAAGTTGATGTTGAAGAAATACTGCAGCCCATTCGTCAATACAAGGACCACGAACAGTCCCCACATCAAAACCTCTAACGCCCCAAGACCACCTCCCTCCGCGGCAGTGCCCGCACCCATCGGCGCCTCACCGGCACCCCCGAGAGACGCGAAGAGGACGTAGTATACTATGATTATAACCACCAGAAAGGCTAGAACTACTGGATTAGAACTTAATTTACCTGTCCAGTCGTACGCATTGGACGGTATACCTGTGACGGAATCGAAGTTTACGTCCATATGGGATATATAGTTCGCCTATTTTTTTTTGCGGTAGAAAAGACAGTAGGCACTGTTAGTTATCGAAGGGTGCGGCCCCAGCGCTGTCACAGTGGTGTCGTTGAAGTTGTACCAACCCTTCATTGTGTTCACATGGGCGTGATAGTGCCCTCCCCGTACGCCGCCCCCATGATTGCACACGGCGTACAGTTCATACTTGTACTGCCATCTCTTATACCCCGTTACATACGGCGACATGTCCAGCAGTTCGATAGGAACGGCCACGTCTCTCTTGACCTTCCCCATGACATTGCTAAACCGTTTTAAATGGATAATGAGCACCGTTGGCAAGCTCCAGAATGTAAAGTCCTTATCCGCACTGACTAGCTTCGACACACCAGTTTTGTCTATCCGATAAGCATTGTCACCATCAAGTCTCTCTTTCTTGCAGTACTCCGTTATACAGTCCTGCAGCGTGCAGAATGTCGATCCGGGCATAACCGGAATCTGCAACATTGTGAACGGTTCCGGGCTGACCCCCAGTACCTTTCCGTCTAGAGAACACACCCGCGAAACCGATATGCCGTGGAACAACCCGAGCATCTCCGAGTATTCCGCTTCATACGTCCTCTTCATCATGTCGTAGCACTTGGCAGCCAGCATATCCTTCGAAGTCTTGGGTGCCCCCTTCACCACCATCTCAACGCTCCTAGACAAACCTTCATGGAAGCATTCAAATAGAAAGTCTATGAACTCAGCGACATCGTTCTGTGCGACGTTTGTAAAGTCCATTCGTTTCTTTGCTGCCGCTACCTTCCTCGTCGCTGCGACGAAGCCCCATGGTGCTATCGTGCAGTCTTCGCTCCACATGAGCGTTCGCAGTTTGCCCCACTCGTTTAGAACGAGCGCTCCCAACTTCTTCGTGATACGGGACTGGTACTCGGGAGCCACTAGCACACTTGTCAGCTCATGTGTGTGGGAGAGCACTTGCAACACCGAGTTCAAGTAACAACTGTTCCCTACGTTGGCCAACCCAGTCAGTCCGTTCCCTTCTGTAGTAGCGTCCACCATTTCCATGTTCGGTTGTCTTTCTGTTAGAAGCCTCTAGCTTCTAATCCCTGTACTCATGCATATATTATCATCTGGTATACTATGTCGCGCCTCACCCGAAGGGACCCCGCGCACCCTGGCATGTTGGCAGTTTTCGATGATTACATGGCGTACTGTCGCGGAACTCAGAACATATTGAACAGCACGCTGTCGCTGTCGATGGAGCAAGACCGGCGGTTGCACTTACTTATAAACAGGATGTTTCCGTATGTGCCGGTGTCCACCCTCCCCTCCACTTCGCCACTTGCGAGCGCACGATACAGACCACTCCCTTTTGAGACCACATCCCCTAGGAGGCCGCGTCCGGTGGACACCAGCTTCGTGATTGGACAGTCATTTAGTCCTGTCATAGTCCGGCCGACCGAGGCTCATATCATCGCTGCCACACAAGTGTATCTTTTTCGAGAAATGGACGCGCCTACAAACAGCACCTGTCCAATTACTCAGACACGGTTCTTATCAGATGATTTAGTGATGCAGATTGTCCACTGTGGACACAACTTTCGTCCGGATGCTCTTCGCGATTGGTTTGAACGCGATGTGCGCTGCCCTCTGTGCAGGTACGATATCCGCGGTCCGGGGGGTGTGGCCGCACCGTCAAACGCCAATGCATCTTCTTTGGGCGGTGACGAGCCCGAGGCATCCCCACTGCAGGGAACGATCTCGGGGACGACCCACATAGAGCTCGCCAGCCGCATCGGCCGAATGGTCGCTGCAGACTTTATGGAACGCGTGGCCCCAAACATAATACAACCCGAGGGTGGTGGACCGATCAACATGTCGTATTCTTTTATGTCATCACTCGGTGGGTCTCCCTCAGAGCGTGCTGCCGCCGAAACTCCTCATAACGAGGGGGGCGACACACCATCGCCTAACAACATGCCCATGTGAGGGAAGCGGCCATTATTATCCGTCACTTGTATATGACACGACGAGAGGTCGCTACGCGATGGACACGCATGGTGAGCCGGCTGAGGAACCCGGTCACTCGCACCGTCAAGCACGTGTTGGGGCCATTGGGGAAAATGTATCTAGCCTGGGTTATTATACACTACGTCTCGGCACACGCTTACACTCATCTATGCACTCCTTCTTCGGTGCAAGGGTTTTTTCTGTCTCCACTACTGGCCGCGAGCCCCCATTGCAGCGCACTTCGCTGGGCCATAGGCAATGGAGCCAGCTCATTGAACACTATGTGGATGGCAATTGGAAGCTGGGGCGCGACACGACTGCTCTTTCGCGACAGGGGCAGAGTTCCCTGCCATTCCCCCGAGAAAAAATCTGATTAAGGTGTTGTTGTGTCCAGTTCTAGTACACACACGCGCCGAAGAAGCCACGGATCGTGCTCTGGCCCGCCCTTGCGTTATCGGACTGGCGCAGATAATCGTCAAATAGTAGGGACTTTACCTCCTTACATTTGACGTCCATCTCCTTCTTTCTGTATGCTTCATCTTCGAGAGTGCTCCTCAGCGTCTCAAGTGCATCCTCAACACGTGCTCGCCTTCGCACGTCATAACCCGCTAGCTCCGGCAGTACCTGCGCAAACACCTGTTGAACCGGTTTCATGATTTGGTTCGAGATATAGAATGAATAGTCCAGCTTCAACCCCTTCTGCCTGATGTATTCAGGATGCTCTATCTTCTCGCCCTGCTTCAGCCCCTTGCCCGCCACCTGCACGTACGCATACGGTATCCTGTCACCCGACGCCGGCTTATTTCCCGGATCTCTCCTTCCCATCCTGTCGGCCAACACCTTGTGAGCTATCTGCGCTGGGTTCTTATAGTGCCCCCTGAGCGACTTCGTAATAATCAACTTCTCCATCGGACAGTTTCCGTCGACGAGGTTCTGTAAACTTTTCTTCAAGAACGCTACAGCCTTTGTCACGTCGTTTTCCTTCATTAGTATGTCAATGATCCCGCCATATACATCCTTCACAATCGGTGCATTGTCCCTTCTTTTCAACACAATTCCCATCTCCTTTCTGTAACAACTGTGCGGATCGAGCTCATACAACATCCCAACGTACCGCTTCTTAGACAGTAGGAGGAATGCCATGAACGTCTTCTCATATTCGAGATCGTGCGGTTTCTTCAAGAACATGCTCGCTAACTTCCCGGCTTCCTGTGCTAGAATAATCGTCATCTCTAGCGCTCTTTGCCCTTCAATAGGAGTTCCGTCCAGTTCCTCGAAGTTGAATGTCGCAAACACGGAATCCGTGTCACCGTACACACGCTCCGCTCTCGTCCGCACCCTTCCGTACCCTTCCACTTCGACCTCCGTATTCCCATAGACCTCTTCGATCATCCTTTCCGCGTACTTAAGCAACTTGCGGCCCGTCGCCGTAGTGGAAGCTGCCACGTCTACCTCGTAGAACGAGCTAGTCTTCGCGCCGGTCTGACCATACAACGAGTTAGCCGTGACCTTGATACTGAGCTGCCTCTTGTCCAAGACGTTCTTCATAAACTCATCCTCCTGTTGTGGGATTAGTTTGCGCGTCGCCTTTCTTGCCGCGAGCAGCTCTTCTAGAATGGAGGGCATGACCGCGCGACCCTGCGGGAACTGCGCGAACCGGCACATCTTCTTTCCGCACAATGTCTTCACCGCGGCAGCCTTCGGGCTCTTCCTTGTGTACTTGTATGTGTCATATTCGACATCGACGTATCGGTAGTTTGGCAAGTTGTCGTATTTGTAACTTCCATCGGGCCCTTTCTCACCGGTCTCTTTGATGAGACGACCATCTAGGTTGTATTCCCTCGTCCATACCTTGCTATCGTGCGACACATTCTCACTCAACATGGAAGACGGGTACAATGAACTATAATCAACACACCACACGGGCTTGTTGGCATACAGACCTGTCTTTGGTTCCAGCACGATAGCGCCTTCATATCCCTCGTTGCTCATCGTCTTCTCGACGACTGGGAGCAAGGTATGCTTTTCTCGACACTTCTTTGCCACATAACTCGTAAGTTTGATACCCTGCCCGCGTAGTACTAAGAATGACATCGGGACAGAACACAGTTTTGACATCTCGATAAACCCTGTTATCGCGTCGATCTTACGTAGCAGCTGGTGCACCAGATTGCAATCCTGAATACAATACTTTGCGATTGTGGCGCGGGCTGAAGGACCCTCGTTTGTCATCCGGAATATGTCCTGAGGCGACACGTCGTCCTTTGCCAACCCCCATTTAACCTTCTTATCCATGTTCGGGCTCTCGACGCCCCGGATCGTGAATGTCCTGGCGATGTGATCGATATGCATCACCTCCATCTTCTTACCGTCTTGATAGGAGTCTGATGAGTGCGCTATCTCCTCGAGACTAATCCAGGCGCCTACGTCCAATCCGACCAGGTTCTTTGTGTACAACACCGTGTTTCCATCTATGTGGTCCAACCTCTTCACAGTGTCGCCTATGAAGTTCCCGGCCACGTGATCCAGCTTATAAGACGTCAGGCTGTAATCGCGACGCAAATAGTTGTACATGTCCACTTGCAAGCGCCCCTGCATCATTATATATCGGAGGTCGTGCTGACCACTCGCCAATATCACACTACTCTCCTCGATTCGCACTCGCCCCGTCCTGTAGTCCTTGGTGTAGCACTTCTCTCCTTTGTTTCTTGACATCTGTAAGAACTCCTCTACACAGGACAGCTCCTGCGCCCTCTGGAACAAGAACTGATAGTCAAAGCCAAATATGTTGTAGCCAATAATAATGTCAGGGTCCTCCTCCCGGATTAGTTTGGCCCACGCGTACAGAAGCGCTTTTTCGCTACCGCATGTTTCAATGACACTATGTTCTACCTGGGGCAACTGATCGCATGTGTCGAGGACAACGCAATGGTTTAGATAGGGTTTCTCATCGCCATATCTCAAGAAGGTCGAACCAATAAACGTTGTCTTGTCTCCGTGCAGCGGAGGGAAACATGCGTTCAGCGTCTGACTACTCTCGCAAATGAGCTCTTCCCGGTCGAATGCGTCGGGCTGAGAGAGGAGTGACATGATCGTTTCTTCCTCAGATATGACCTTTCTCTTCTTTCCCCGGCGGGCGGGCGTCTCTCCACCACTGTCATCCCCCTGCTCCGCGTCGTTCCACTGAAACGACCTTACTCCCGCATCTGGCTCCTCCTCTTTGGTTAATGTCGGTCCCATGTTTAGCCACCTTGTCGCATTTCTACGCATCGTTCCCTCTACGACCGGACGTTTCGGATACACGATGTTTATGTCGCCGTCCCCCTCGAACCCAAACGCCGCCATTATCATGTTAGTCAGCGTCTCCGCGTCTATTTCTCCGCCTTCGCGCTGAACACGGAGACATTTGTCCACGATATCAGCCGCGAGCTTCTTGTAGTTCTTTTTCGGCAGGGGGAAGTCGCCATGGCTGCTACTCGCCTCAATGTCAAAGCTGCAGATTTTGTACGGGACGCGCGTCTCCTTATCCGGCAAAGGGATCAGCTTGTTGTATTGCACCGTATACTCATACTTACACGTGGTCGTCTTTCGCGTATGCAGTTTGGCGTTCTTCGACGGAATCGCGACCCATCCTGAGGGACTAATCTCCTGTATGTGGAAATATCGCAGCAACGGCGGTATGTTGGCTTCGTACAACTCGAGGTACGATTGTGCACCCTCGTAGAAGTACCCGTTTCGTTTGAGTTTTCGGTTGCCTCTGAACGTCTCGTACCACAAGTTCTTAGCCTTGTTCATCGCCCGCACACTGCGGAACTTGATGACCATGAACTTATGGTAGCTTTCACCATCGAAACCGTATAGCTTTTTTCGGAAATGATACTTGCACTGTGTCACAGCACCTTCCATTCGCGCACCCAGATGCTCCTCCAGATGCGACTTGAATCCCAGCCGCTCGCCTTCTCCCCAGCGTTCGTCCACCCTCACCCAGAAGAACGGTTGAAACCCCTCTACGAATAAGCAGAAAGTCTCCCCCTTTTCATTTACGCCGAACATTTGCATGGTGAATGTATCGATGCCCTGATCGTCACCGGGTACTCGCTCATGGGCGTCATACGCATTAAAGGTCAGCAGCCTCATCGTACGTTGAATTGGTGCCATCTCGTGTTGTTTTTCCAACATGAGATCGATTTGTATCAATTTTACTCGTAAGAAAATCCCCCCTTATTCCATATGGTAGACAAACTTGAGAAGAAGGTGTTCATTAGCTTTGTACTTTCCACCGCAATCGCCACGTTCCTATTGCAGGTATTCAGCAAGACACTGGCTCAGCACTATGATAAGTTCACATTGGTTGCGGTCACTCAGCTAATAGTGTTCGTACTCGCGACCTTCATTGTTTTGGCATATCTAGGAGGCTCAGCGACGGCTAAAGAGATCGCGCGTATCACACCAAAGCATTGGTTATACATACTTCTCTCAGCCATTGTGGCACTCGTGGTTTTTCTACTGAGTCTTCACACGCTAAAAACGGAAGATATAAGCGACCACGGCATCTTAGACACCACCGCAAGTATACTTATCGCGATGGTTGGGGGTTATCTAGTGTTTGGCGAGGGGGCCAGTATCAAGAGGATGTCGGCGCTGGTAGTCATGATAGCCGCTGCCATCTACGCCGTTCGTAACTAGGGTTTGACCTCACCTCCGACGCGTTCTGCGGCTCTTCGGCTTACGCCTCCTTCCCATGCGTCTCCCAGCACCACGCCGCTTCGTCTTTCGACGCGTCCGTCTCCTCCTACTCTTCCTCCTACTCTTCCCACCACCCATTTCGTGGCTTCGTTTACCGGCTGCTGCCGCCCACTTCACGAGTTCCTCGGCGCTACGCCCACCCTCATGTTCCTTCCCACTTTTGTCCATCATAGTAGGGTAACCGTTTATATTGAACGCAGAGTGCTCTTCGGCTAGTTCGCGGGCCGCGTTTGCGTCCACATTCATCACGTGAACGTCCGGTTGCTTGACGGCCAGACGTTTAACACTGTTCCATGCGCCTTCCATTGAATGACACGCCGGACATCCCACAGAGTGCACGCGGATGGCAAGAGGTTCTTCGGTGCTCAGTGTTTTTCTGGCTTTGTCCACGTCGTTTGGACCTATCTCACTGTATGGCATATGTTATCTAGGAGGATTATATTCTCGTTTAGATATATACCATGCGCGTCTTTATCGCTGTGGCTCTTATATTCATGCTGGGTCTTATCTTCTACACCAGGTATGGTGGTGGAGACTTGAAGGAGACGCTCATTAATAAGCCGCGTTGCCCGAACATTCTTATTCAAAAGGGCAACCAGATTATCCTGCAGAACACCAGTCTGGCCGAAGTGCCAGGTGTTAACCCAATCACGTTCGACAACCTTGAGGAGTATGCGCAGTTTGTGAAATGGCAACGCAGTCAAGGCATTGAATGTCCGGTCTTGTACTTGCGAAACTCCTACGACGCTCAGGGCAACGAAGTCTTTGCTGCTCGACCGTGCCCCGAGAACCCCCAGGGTGGTCTTTCGCCATCACTTCCTTCCTTGGCATACCAACCTCCGGTCACGCTTCTGTATGATGCAGGAAGAGATGACCCACCCTACAATCAGAACTCCTACCCTAGCTACGATCCCGAGAACCAGTACATCGGAGACTACACCCCCCTCGATAAGATGTTCCATTCTCAACAGGGGGTCGGCAAGGTAAGTGACTATGCCACCGACTCCAATTGGGGAGGTGATAGTGCAACGCAAGGTGCCGTTGACGCCGGTGTCTACACCCCGGATGAAGTGTGGGTCCGCAAACGCAGCTAGCCCATTCCAATCGACAATATTACCTGTTTCGGGTAATATAGTCATTACGAGATGTTACGGTTTGAGGTAATCTAGAAGAAACTCTTTGCCGCGGAGGTTGCCGACGACCCTCCTGACGTATTGTCTAGGGCTTTCATCACCTCGGGAAGCGTCTCTTTCAAGAGTGTTTTGTAGCTGTTAAGCTTCTGGACGGCACTGTCTGTGGCGTCCGCTGCGCTGTTACCCTTCCCTGACAGGGTGCTTCCTAGATCTATGGCCTTCATAACCAATGCAAGTTCCATGAACTCTTCTATAGCAGATATCGTGTCTTCTATCTGGCTTCTATTACCTGTACCGATCATCGACTTGACAATCTTAATGTTATCGTCGATTCCGGATATCACCGTATCTAGGTCCCCCAACGAACCCTTCCCATCGTCCTTTGTGGCCTTGTTCCGCAGCCCTTCTATCATCGCGCCTTGCTTCTTCATCAGATAGCCCACCAAGTATATAGCGCCTACTGCTACCGCGAAATAACCCACATATTGCATGATCGTCTTTTCGTCCATCGTATACTTAGAGTTCATATTTTATTGACTAGACCCTCCGTCACTCGATCTCAATCCCACCCGTCTTCTCGGCACAGAGGTAGCGCTTAAGGCTGTCACCCACCGACGCAGGTATCCGTCTCACACGACCATTCGCAACAGGTATAACGAGGCCGGCAATACGGGCGGGGTTGGTCTCCACCTCCTCGATCAACTTCTTTATCGATCCATACTCGTCTATCAGGGCTTGCCCCACTTTGGCACTAATCCCGGGAATGTTAGCTAGCATTATCGCCTGCACATTCTCATCCGTTATGTTATCCTTTTTCACCCGTTTGACAACAGATGCGTACTCACACGGCATGCTGGAGGTGTGCGCGCCGTCACACTGCGTCGTGTTCAGTTTCCTCGCCACGTGATACACGTAGTCAGCAGACTCAACCATATTCATGCTCCTGAAAAGCGAGAACCCCTTAATCAAAGACAAGGAAACCATCGCTCCCCACAGAGCCTCCTGTGTTGGCGAACGGGCACTCCGCGGACGGTATGCATCTAGCGTTCCTTCGATGAGATACACAACGTTGTGCTTCGATATCTCGCATGACTGCAACCGCAAGGACTGCTCTTTATACCGCCCGTCTATAAGGCTTGCTGCGAGATCGCTAAAGCTTTTCCTTTCTATGATGCATCGCTCCTTACCATCATTATCGCACAGAATTATGTCCCCGAGCGGCAACATCTGACTGACAAGTGTGTGGGTGGGTACGTCCGTGTGCGGCCCGTTGTCAAACGCGTTCTTAATAAGAGCATGAAGTCGTTTTTCCCTCGTGTCAATCTTGATAATCATGCGTCTTTGATTATCAGGATTTGGTATTTCTCTATTACTAAACCAATCTTAAAGGCTTGGTCCGCTGGCCACCATGTTTGCCGGGTAGTAGAATTGACGGAAGTTGGACAGGTAGTTCTTGTTATATAGTGAGAACTGGAAGCCTTGTGAGGCGGGCGCAGTCGCCATGAACCCCGTGGCCGACGGCGCGAGGCCACCCTTCTTCATGCCACCGAAATAACGCGCATTCTTTACGACTTCCCCCGTGCTGGTCGTTACCGAACCCTGCGGCATCATACCATTGCTGCCGGACGGACCACCGAACTTGACACTCCGCGCTACTGATGAGCGACCTCCTCTACCTCTATAGATGTTCTTCGGCATTTTATACTATCTACCGAGATAAAATCATGCTCATCCGGCCCACGCCACCCGAGCCCACGGGGTTGACGGACAGACGGAAGTTCGTTCTCAGACAGTCGCGCTGCGAACCCGGCGCGTCTCCGTGAGGCGAACGCGGGTTGCCCGGCGTCGAGTTACAGAGAGGGGTGGCCTGTGCACGTCTCATGGCCGAGCGGGTGCTGCTACCCTGCCCGATCGTAGGGCGGGAGCCAGCCATGATGGCGAACGCATCGGTGTTGTTGGATATCTTGGTTGAACCTGTGATAGCTCTGTAGTTGAAGCCCATGTCTATGATTAGAGCAAAGAAAATAATGTCGGAGAAGTGGCATTGGAGGAAAATTGATGGCCATAGCGCTTAAACATACAAACACATCCATTCTAACCGTTCATGGAGGGTAACCGAGAACGCAACATCGTGCACGACGACGACGTAGTCCGAGAGGACGGTGCACTAGTATTTGATCCGTACAACCCTGGCAACAAAGACATCACGGCAGAGGAGGTTAAGCGGCTGCTCGTTCAGTATGACCTCCCACCTCGGATCGAGAACATTGTTCTATGGCAGAGGGCCTTCATCCATAGCTCGTACACAAAACGCCCCGCTTTGTCAAATGCAAGAGAGAACATTACGATCGTGGATCGTCCATCGGACTGTATGGCACTGCGAACGAAGTCAAATGAACGACTGGAGTTTGTCGGAGATGGGGTGCTCGAGTGTATCACCAAATACTACATGTACCGCCGGTTTCCTAAAGCTGATGAAGGCTTCATGACCGAAAAGAAAATCGCATTGGTCAAGAACGAACACATTGGCAAGCTCGCTTACGAGATGGGTCTTCACAAATGGTATATCATTTCCAAGCATGCCGAAGAGAAAAAGACGCGCACGAACTTAAAGAAGCTCGGGTGCCTCTTTGAAGCGTTTCTGGGCGCGCTCTTCCTTGACTTCAACAAGATCAAGGTAAACGACGACGAAGGTTGGTTTGAAGAGATGTTTGTGACTGGGCCTGGGTTTCAGATGGCCCAGAAGTTCGTCGAAAATGTGTTTGAGCGCCACGTTAACTGGACAGAGCTTATCCAGACGGACGACAACTACAAGAATATCTTGCAGGTTATGATTCAAAAGGCGTTTAAGACCACCCCCCACTACATCGAGCTGGATCGCACGCTAGAAAGTGGTTACTCCATGGGCGTGTACCTCTGTCTGGGTCAACCGATCCACGCTGTTGCCGTCGAGTCGGCGCTTGCACTTAATACCTTCAAAACACTCGTCGCGATTGAAGAGTATTATGAGACTGAAGGGAAGGCCTTTGTCTTTCTCGGAAAAGCCGATCACAAGATCAAGCGGAAAGCGGAGCAGATGGCGTGTGAGGACATCATTGTGCGACTGCGCACGCCGGGCGGGTAAGCGCAATAGCTGTCGGCAGTTGCATCTTTTTAATTGTCTCATTTATATACACTAGTATCAATGTCGCTCTTGGAAAGACTCATGGCCAAGCCTCAGCCTCGGACTGATAAGGATGTGATTGTGGGCACGGCTTTTGCCGGAGTGCCAGTTGTCGATAAGACTCAAGGTGTTAATCGTGGTGAGATGCTCAAGTCGTTTGCACAGTTCACCCGGGTCATGAAGCGCGAGCGCGCCGTACTACTGACGGGGGAGGAACCTGAACCGTTGGCAGATAAGACCAGGGACGCCCCGGACGCCCCAGACGCGCCATCTGTGACCGGTGTTCGTAGAACTAAGCGTAAGCTCGTTCTCACTGACGGTGTGGAGGCTAAGAGCGAAGCTAGGGTTACACGCGCCCGCGCTCGTCGCGGCAAGGGGGTAGCGGACATAGGGCCTTTGTCCATGATTAAGATAGGCTCCACGGCAATCGGCGAGCGTAAGCGCCCATCCGAACCTCTTGTGGAAGTTCGGGCCTCCAGCTACTACATGGACAATCGCCAGATATTCACTAGCTTTATCGCCTCTTTGTTCGGCCCTTACAAGGAGAAGTTGGCGGCGGCGGCAGGGACAGTAACATGCGAGACGTCGGGGCAGCGTGAGCAATCATTGTTCACGCACCAGGAAATCGTGCGAGATTACATCAACATGTACACACCATACCGGGGAGTGTTGCTTTATCATGGACTGGGGTCCGGCAAGACGTGCGCCTCCGTGGCCATAGCGGAAGGTCTCAAGAACAATAAAAGGGTGTATATCATGACCCCGGCATCACTGCAGGCCAACTACAGGGCCGATCTTAAAAAATGTGGAGACCCATTGTACAGAAAGAACCAGTTCTGGGAGTTTGTTAAGATTACTGGACCCGACGACAAGCTTGTCGATGTGCTGTCAGCAGCCCTTACGTTGCCCATGGAGTGGATACGAAGGAACAAGGGTGCGTGGATGGTCAACGTAAAAAAGGCCGGCAACTTTGGTGCTCTCGATGCAGCGCAGAAGGCAAGCCTCGACACACAGCTCGATGAAATGGTGAATCAGAAGTACCGGTTTTTGAACTATAACGGAATGCGTTCAAGCCATTTGGCGGCGCTTAGCGAGAACCACACGAAGAACCCGTTTGACAACAGCGTTGTCGTGATAGACGAGGCGCACAACTTTGTCAGTCGCATAGTCAACAAACTCCGCAAGCCAGATTCGCTCGCAGCTCGGCTTTATCAGTACATGATGGCGGCGGATGGTGCGCGCATTGTAATGCTTTCTGGAACGCCCATTATAAACTATCCTAACGAGATTGCCGTTATGTTCAATATGCTACGGGGCATGATCAAAACATGGTACTTCAAGCTGTCCGTGGCGACGCAACGCAAGATATCAGAAGCTACGTTGCGAGACATGTTCAAGAAGTTCGACCTTCTTGACTATCTGGAGTATCGGCCGACCTCGACTACGCTCGTTGTTACGCGTAATCCGTTCGGTTTCTACTCAGTGGATAGCCGTTCCACGTATAAGGGGGTTGCATTGGGCGAACGCGGTGACGTCGACGACGATGGCTTCGTGGCCATCATTACCTCTCTATTGCAAAAGAACAATATTAAGATCACTCCTTCTGCCACACGGGTGGAAATATACAAAGCACTCCCCGACACCCTCGACGGGTTCAGTGACTACTTCATCGAGCCTAATACCGGCGACATGAAAAATGAGGGGTTGTTTAAGAGACGGGTGCTTGGTTTGACATCGTACTATCGGAGCGCCCAAGAGCAACTCATGCCCTCTTTCGAGAAAAGCAAAGACTTCCATCTCGTGAAAGTGCCCATGAGTGAGTTCCAATTCGGCGTCTACGAAGAGGCGCGTATACAAGAGAGGAAACTGGAAAAGAATAACGCGCGGAAGAAGAAAGCCAAAAAGGGCGGGGACGATATCTATCAGGAGACTGTGTCTACTTATCGGATTTTCTCGCGCGCTTTCTGCAACTTCGTTTTTCCGCGCCCCGAGATTGTTCGTCCCATGCCCCGCGAAGGACTAGATATAGAGGCCATATTAGAGCAGACGGCGGACGAGGACCTACTCGACGCCGCCACCGTTGAGGAACGTTTACAAAATGTAGATGGTCTCCACACAGCCGACGACGCTGCTGCATTGAAAGAGGCTGAGGGAGCACAAGATGCATCGTATGAAAAACGCATCCAGATCGCTCTCAAGCAACTAGAGAATAACTCCGCGACTTATCTGTCTCCAGAAGGTCTCGAGACGTACAGCCCGAAGTTCCTGGCTATGCTCGATAATATACAGGACCCAGACAACAAGGGCCTGCACCTCGTGTACAGCCAGTTCCGCACACTGGAAGGCATCGGCATCTTCGCTATGGTCCTTCGGGCGAATGGCTTCGGCCGTTTCGGTGTGAAAAAGGATAGCGCAGGTGCGTGGTCTCTCGACACAAAGCCGGAAGATGCCGGGAAGCCTATGTACGCACTGTATACCGGCACAGAGACGCAAGAGGAAAAGGAGATCATTCGTAACATATTCAATGGTAATTGGGAGCTCATTCCCACTAATCTTGCGGACGAGCTGGCAAAGGTATCGAGTAACAACTTGTACGGCGAGATCATTCGCGTTCTTATGATCACTGCTAGTGGCGCCGAGGGTATCAATCTCGAGAACGTGCGATTCGTACATCTTACCGAGCCATACTGGCATCCGGTGCGACTCGAGCAGGTTATAGGGCGGGCGCGCCGCATATGCAGTCATCAGCATCTCCCCGAGGCGTTGCGCACGGTGACCGCCTTCCTCTACATTATGACCTTTTCCGAAGAGCAACTAGCGAGCGATCAATCCATCGAGCTGCGTCTTCAGGATAAGAGCCGCCTCGATAAGGTCACACCGCTTACGACCGATCAATCCCTGTACGAAATTGCGACCATAAAAGAGAATATTAACAAACAGATACTTACATCCGTAAAGGAGTCGGCCATCGATTGTTCTCTGCATAACAAGAAGGGCAGCAAGGAGAAGTTGAAATGCTTTACGTTCGGTCGTGCCAGTTCGAGTCGTTTTGCATTCACACCATCCATATCCGATGAGGAGGCCGATACGGTCGCCGACATAAACAGGACCGTCTTGAAGGTGCGCGCCGTCTCAGTCACGATTGATGGAGTTAAATATGCGTACAACAAGGGGAACGGTGATGTGTACGACTTCGATAGCTACACACGCGGCGACCCTCTTACGGTGGGCAAACTTGAAGTCCAGGGCAAAAAGTACGTATTCACAAAGGTATAGGCCATGTCCTACTGCATTACAGCATTTATTGAAAGATGCTGTACTGCTTACATTTATATTCGGATTACTTACCTTCTTCCAACTCGTCACCGGCATGCTCCCGAGATGGTTTATGTTCTTCCACACCCGCTTTTTCCAGAGTGCGGACCCTATCCTCTAGTGCCCGGACTCGTGCCTCGAGCGAGGAGATGGAGGAGCTCGTGACAGTCGCGGGGTTGCCGCTGCGCCCCGGGTCGTCCGGAACGCTGACCAGTTGCCGTCTAGCAATCTCTTCGGCTAATACGGCATTAATGTTGTCCTCGCCGATCGGTTCATCAACGTTGTCATCTGCGAACTTCGGCACCGGAGGTGCACGGACACGCATATCTTCTTCGAATGCGGTCTGTCGTCGAGCGAGGTCGTCTTCGAACTGAGACTGTCGTTGTTCTAACTGCGCTGCCGATGTCGTTGGCGCCGGCCCACTCTTGAAGTCAGTAAGAATACTCTTGTTCATCTCCGTAAGCGTCTCGGGTGGCGTATCCGCTGCCTTCTCGCACCTACTTATCGCCATGCGCAACTGTGTAGCTACGACATCATGGGGTATGTGCATCTCGACGACGCCGGACGCATAAACCACGTTTTCCAACAGTGCTATGTTGCGGGGGTCGCGCGCGAGATCCCAGTCACGTGTGGCCATCTGTTGCTTTTCAGTCCCTTCTACTCTTTAACTAGAGATGATGGTTGAAATACTTGTCCCGCAACGCAGCCATGTCGTCATCAGAAATGCGCTCTTCGCATAGTTTATCTGCTCCGTGTTCGCCAGTGAGCTGGCCAATGATCGCGAAGAGACAGTACATTCCGCATTCCGTGTTTCTACGCTGGTGCTTTCGTTTGCATATGATCTTTCTGAGCGGCGCCCCGAGTTCTTTGGACTGTCCCATGATACAGTTCATTAACTTCTGTATGGGCCTCTGAGGTGGGTCTCCCGTGCTGTCCATAAAAAAGACATACTTCTCCTTCAAGTTCACAAACATCGATACCCAGTGCGAACCTTCTTTATAGTGCGGGTCGGTGTTAAAGACTATGCCTATCTTCGTCTTTCCCCGCGACAGCATCTTAGCGATGTTCAAATTGCAGAGCTCATCCCACACGCACTTCCCGTCCGAGTACCGATGGTAGTAGTCAATGGGTGAGGGACCTATAAAGACAAAACTCGGATAAGCCCGCTCGTACCGCCGCATCACACGCGTTATGTCTGTGCTCGTGAGCCATTCACTGGGGTTCGCTCGCCAGGACGGTGGACGAGGAGGCATGAACAGTGTCCTGGTCATTTCACGCGTGAACTCGGGATTATTTACAAACGGTTGCCTAAGCCAGCACGACTCAGTGTGGCACACTGACTGCATCTTCACGCGTAGCTGCTCCCACGTTTTTCTAGACCCCGAGACCTCAACAAGATCGTCTGGGTGTCGCATGTTCCACTTCTCCGCTAATTGTCGGAGAACATCGTCCGTGAAGCATGTGTATGGTTTGCTGTCAAACGGTGCACTCGGGCTACAGTTAATAGATTTGAATGTGACGTTCTTGGTCTTTTTCTTTTTGGCTGCACCCTTCACATGTCTTTTGCGCGTTTTGACCATTTCCTACTAAAGCCTCAGATTATTCTTCTACTTCTACTTCTACTTCTACTGGTCTACGAAGTGAACGTGCTTACCGCCGTACTTCGTCCCTTTCGTTCGTAGGCCAGGCGCACGCAGATTAACGCTTCTGATCTCTGGGAACTTTCCCTGTGCAACGGGTACAGACTTCCGATTGACGAACATGTCCAGTCTATTTGGACGAATAGCCCTGCCAAGCATCTCTAGGTCGTCATTCGGTCCGTGGGTACACGTCTGTTCTGCTTTCAGCGCACCAGATGTGGGTTTTGCCACGTCGAGCCCTTCATATGTACTTTGAATAATATCTCGCGTGTCCACATCCTGTAGATATTCGGCGCACGCGTCGGCATATGCTTTGTACGCGTTCTCCAGACCTGCCGTTGGGTAAGTCCCGTGAGACATGTCCTTGGTTAGCTTAACGATGCGTCTCTTATAGAAGCCGCGAGTTGCCATCCTGTGCTCTTCGTATGCCGCAATGGCTCGCGACGAGCTCGGCAACCTGGAAGGATTTGAAAGGCATCGCAGGGTCGCCAATTGCATGTTATCTGATATGTCTATCTCGGGTAACATACAAAGAGTAGATATTAACAACCAGTGTCAACAACGTGCCTTACAACTTGTTGTGTATGCACTTCCCATTCATCCTCTGCTGCCTTGTGTGATTCTCGAATAAATCTTGACCACTAACTCCCTTATAGGACTGGGTACTCAGCTCATTTCTTCTAAACAGATCAGGGAAGGGCTGGGCCACCTGCGACTGCCCGTTTGTCTGCTCCGTTTGCACCCGCACCTGGTACATGTCGCTCGCTGTGGATGGGACGTATTCAGACTGTTCACACTTCTGTAGGGCGAAAAACTGGCTGCGCAGGGTCGACTCCACATCTACATTAGACGCGAAACCTGACCACGGGGCCTCCGCGCTCCCCGGGTTAAAAACCTGGCCTACGTTGTAAACCGGCTCTTTCTTAATGGGTACGGTAGCCGGAGCCCGGCGATCGAGAATGGGCATCATTGCATATTTAGTAGATACGGGTCGAATCCCAAACGATGGCTGCAAAGTCTCGGAGGGCACGTTCCGCGCCGCCATGCGGTTGCTGAGCTCAGTTGTTCTGTCTAAATTGCACAGATAGACATCATCCACGAGTCCGTACATTACTATTATAGTGCTGGATAATATATTCACCCGAACACATCTAAAGCAAGTAGCGCGCATTTAATAGCACGAGATCATGTGTGGCATATTTTTCCTGAACGCTGCCATGTGTTCAAAAGAGGATGCGCAACGGGCGTTTGACACTGGAGCACGTCGCGGCCCCACTCGTTCAACGTTAACTTACGATAAACAACTCCGGAGTTGGGTTGGCTTTCACAGGTTAGCTATAAACGGTCTCCTCGAGGCTGCGAATCAGCCGATGGTCGTTGACGGATGCAGCCTCCTATGCAACGGTGAAATATACAACCATAAGGAATTGGCCGCTATGCTCGATATCGAGTGCGCCAGCGGTTCTGATTGCGAGGTCATACTGCATATGTACATTAAGTTTGGGTTGGAGTACACGCTGTCCGCGTTAGATGGTGTCTTTGCTCTTGTTATCATGGACCACCGTGGAACTTATACCGCCGTCCATTTAGCGCGAGACCCGTTTGGCGTGCGGCCTATGTACATCGTGGACACTCCCGATCCAGATGGTACAGTGGATGCTCGGATGCTTGGTGTAGCGTCTGAACTGGAGCCTTTGCAACTGGCGATTGCCAAAGGGCGTCGTGGTACGATCACCCAATTTCCACCGGGCTATTCGAGGACGTTTGAGATGCGGCTATGCTCGACTGTCGGCGGACCCGCGCGATTACGGTTTGTCACGTACGAAAAGAGCCCATTACGGAGGTTCTTTGAATTACCACCAGTAGTGCTGGGGGCTCGTGCGACGGACCCATCTGCGATCGAGATGGACGGCATGGGTGCGGTATGTGACGCGTTGTACGCCGCGGTAGAGAAACGCGTTGCCAATACCGACCGACCCGTAGCATGTTTGCTCTCAGGCGGTCTGGACAGTAGTTTGGTAACTGCACTGGCCTGCAGGAGTTTGGGTAAACCTCTCCGCACGTACAGTATTGGGCTAGCGGGCTCAGTTGATTTAGAAAACGCGCGGAAAGTGGCCAAGCATTTGGGAACAGATCACCGCGAGTGTATACTGTCGTCCAACGCGTTCATCGCGGCCATACCCGAGGTCATATCGCGCATATCAAGTTACGACACCACTACCGTTCGCGCTAGTGTCGGTAACTATCTGATCGGACAGTACATTGCTAGACTGGATGAGGATGTTGTCGTGCTGAATGGTGATGGTGCGGATGAAGTCATGGGGGGTTATCTCTATTTCCGTAAGGCGCCGGACGCATTATCATTCGATAAGGAGTGTCGCCGCTTAGTACACGATATTGCATTTTTTGATGTGCTGCGCTCAGACAGATGCATCTCCTCGCACGGGCTAGAGCCAAGAACCCCATTTCTCGATAAGGCCTTTGTGTCAGCTTACATGTCACTACCTGTTAAGCTCCGCTACGACACCACTGTTAATATGCAAGAGAAGTATCTTCTGCGTGCCGCGGTGGCCAAGCGCTGGCCGAACCTGCTGCCGGATTCTGTGCTATGGCGCCGTAAAGAGGCGTTCAGCGACGGTGTCTCCTCACTGGAAGAACCTTGGTTCCAAACCATTCAAACTAACATTCCTACCATGGACACAGACGCCGTGAAAGGTTTGACGAATGAGCAAGCATACTACAGGTATGTTTTTGATGCGTTTTATCCAGGTGCATCAGATATCGTTCCATATTACTGGATGCCCCGCTTCGTTCACGCGACAGACGCCTCTGCTCGTACTCTAGATATGTACGACGAGGACGCACACAGCTAAAAAAGTATCTGAACACTAGTTATATGGAGTACTACAAGAACGCCTACGTTGGATTGGTCTGGACTTCGTACGTTTTTATTGGCGCTGGGCTGCTCGGAGTTTCGGCTTTCGCCCCCCACTATTTCCATTTTGTCCAAACCGCCATTCAATTGTATATCGCGGCGTATCTGTTGTATATCCGCGCTCGATCGAAAGATGCGTTTGACAAGCGTGTCCTTATGGACTCGGCACTTCTTCTGTTCCTGACCAGCGCCCTCGCGGGCTACTTAAGGACAAAAGTGTCTCTGACTGGTCATCTCCCACAGGGTCTACCGTTTACGGGTTCCTCCTCTTAGTCGCCGGGTCGACCGCCGCCGGGAATAACGGCTACCATGTTCTTTGAAAAAGCCTTGAAGATGCTGCAATATTCTTTTACCTACTGCACTATCGGCCGCAAGCTCGCCCGCCGGGGTGTCTACGTCCTCTTGTGGATAGACCGAGGCGTATCCAAGTATCGCATCGTTCAGCTTGGACTTCTCGTCCACACTGAGCGCTCCAATCAGATTACTGGCTAAAAGACGCTTTGCCGCTGCATCAAAACGCATCGAGTATACATAGGGTTTTATGTGAATGTAGTAGACGTTCTCACACTCCATATGGGGGTGGTGTGCGTCGTCTATAAAGCAGATTTGTGTGTCGGACGGCAGCTTGGTGCAAGACAAGAGGTCACCTATTGATTTATCATGAGATGTCCGCATTGGCTCTATCCTCGTCCCTCTTACTTTGAATGCGTCGATCACACGATCGAAGAGGGGCTGGCCCAACTCTCCCTCGAAGTATTGACAAATCGATCGCGCCCACTCTTTTGGACCTTGATTGTTCGTGTAGATCATGACCGATCCGCAACTACGTTGTTCCTTCTTTCCAGCAATGTAGCGCAGCATTTTCGCAATCCCAGGTCGCTGGTACTCGTAGTATAGTGACATGACTTGGTTGAAGCTCGGTGGTTCCTTTTTGCTCACTTTGTACGTCTCGCGTATTGCATCCCAAATAAGTCCCAGTTGGCCGAAATGGCCGAGCGTCTCGTCTAGGTCAAAGACGACGATATTTGGGGGTTTCCTTGGCATAGAGTATGTGTAGAAACTTTATGGGATTTTATTCCCAACATATAGTATCCGATCATGGTCAAGGGTCTTACTCAAACGGATTATCGAGCGTTGTGCTCCTACTATTATCCACCGAACACGTTACTAGGTTATGATGACGCCAGTTATCGGCGGATGGGGGAGCGTGCACTTGCGACCTCAATGTGCCGTGTGATCCGAACCACCGGTCGCACGCTCAAGCGTCAGACGCGGCGGAGACGAAGTGTTGGGCGTACACGCCGTCGGCGGGTCTCTTAACTGTTGAGATAGTCTAAGGCGGAGAGCAACACAAGTTCCTGCTCGCTCAGTTTCTGGAAGACCATACACTCTGATAGATTGAAACTAAACATGCGATGGAACTGGTTTTTACATCTGACCGACACCCCCGTGTTAGTAACCACCATATCGCACACTATCCCCCCGTTAGTCAAACGGGGTTCGTCACGAGTAAGGTCAAACCAGCGCACGTACGCCCCGTAACGTAGGGCGTCGAGGTCCTCGATAAAACGGTAGGCCCGAAGCTTCGCATGTGCAGCTGCAAGTTGCTCGCGACTCATACCCAATTGCTGGAGCATGTTGTTCTTCATGGACTTCATGCTCGCTGTTGTCAAACCCTCCATTGATGCGTTATTCTCATTATCGATCGCACGCATCAATAATCTCACTCCCTCGTCGCTCATCTTCCTACTAATACGTAGCACAATCTTCTAGGTGCTTCTACCTACATAATGACGGCGTTCCTACACCATGTAGGAACTACTATACATATGTCAATACGATGATTCCCTTCATTATGTAGGAAAGTCAGAAAACAGCAAAAATATCACTTTTCAAAGGGGGGTAAAAATAATAAAGTTGGACATGAAAAAGTATGTCCAACTTTTGTTTGACCAACCCTTTATAGAATCGCGGGTTTTTGCATAAAATGACTTTAGAGCATAATGGTCTCATTTTATCTTTACATGCGAAACCGTGGAGACCATGACTGAAAAAACAGCACCGAAAAAAGGGCACCACCCCATGATAAAATGTCTCAATATGTTAAGTGGCCAATGCAAACTTTAGGCACAGTTGGAGTTGCAGAAAGTTGCGCACATAAATACACATGTGATGTATGTGACTATATTACATCACGAAAGAGTAGCTATGACAAACACTTATCAACCGGTAAACACAACAAGATTACGATGACTACGATGTGTAGTCACAAATGTGTCTGTGGCAAATTATACAGTAATCGACAAAACCTATATCGTCACAAAAAATTGTGCGATGTAGTGAATAACCCCACTGCAAAAGTTGCAGAAGTTGCAAAAAGTTTGCCAAGGGTTTGCCATTCCTACGTATGTGACTGCGGCCGTGCCTACAAACATGCCAGCTCCTTGTCAAAACACAAGAAGGCCTGCCTACATGGCGGGGGGGAGGCGGAGAACGTGGTGTTGCCGATAGTTAATAACACCGAGGTGCTGGAGGTGCTGGGTTTATTACAGTCGAAGATGGATAGGGCAGAGGAGGAGAGGAGAAGGGCGGAGGAGAAGATGGACCGGGCGGAAGAGAAGTTGGATCGTGCGCAGGAATCTAACGAGCTATTGAAGGAGGAGATGAAGCAGATCAAGTCCGGGGTGCTTACTGCTGTCGCAGAGCCCAAGGTGGTGAATAACTACAACAATATTAACTTGTTCCTGAATGAGAGGTGCGGGAACGCGATACCTATACAGGACTTTGTAAAGGACTTGGTGATTGGCGTGGAGGATGTAGACTTTGCCCTAAGGAATGGGAAAGCGAGCGGCATTGCGAACATCATAGAGAGACGCGTCGAGGAGCTGGGGATGTATAAGCGTCCTCTTCACTGCACGGATGTCAAACGGGCAACAATGTATGTGAAGGGTGCGGAGGGGTGGGATAAAGAAAAGGGCGAGATGACAAAGTTGATCCAAGATGTAAACCATGCGCAGGTGAAGGGGATAAAGATATGGGAGGCAGCGCATCCGCGGTGCTTCGATACCGGAAATGACAGGGAGAAGGATCAGTGGTTTAAGATAGTGAAGTGCTTGACGAACAATATTGAAGGGGCGCCAACGCGCAAGATATCGAAGAGATGCCATGAAGTAAGCAAGATAAACCAGGAGGAGATGGTCTGACCCTCTACATATTGTAGGCAACCGGCAAACCCCATGTTCTATAAAGGGTTGGTCAAACCAAAAAGGGACATTATCAAAAATTGTCCTTTTCTGAAAAACCGAACACCCTTTCAAACGTGACATTTTGTGACTTTTTGATTTAGACCATAATGCTCTCATTTCTGTTTTAAAACCGAACACCGTGAGACCAACACCGAAAAAAAGGCACTGCGTAAAAGGACCCGGGGATTTTATGTAATCATATATTAGTTAGCCATATGGAACTCCCAAAACTCCCCAAAACTCCCGGCGCCCAGCACCGTTGTGGGTTCTGTGACTATGCAACGTCTCATCTAGGCGATTGGAACAAACATCTTTCAACTGATAAACACAAGAGGATTACGATGATTACGGGGGGATTACACAGATGTGGATGTGGAAAGGAATACACGCGGCGGCAGAACCTATATCGTCATAAAAAGACTTGTTTTTCCGCTAAGAATTGTGACGAGACCTCAGAAACAGTTAGCCAGAGTTTGCCAAGAGTTAGCCATCAACATGTCTGCCAATGCGGGCGCTCCTACAAGCACGCAAGTAGTCTGTCGAAGCATCGCAAGTCGTGCGCACATAGCTCATGCGAGGTGCAGGAGGATGATGATCCACTGCCGGAGAATGAGAAGTTGATGATGGCGATGCTGCAGAAGGTGGAGTCGGGATATGACAGGTTAAATAGCACGGTCGACGACCTGAGGGGACAGGTGTTAGAGGTTGCTAAGGATCCGAAGTACGTAACGAATAACACATTAAATAACAGTCTTAACAACTTCAACTTCTTTCTTAACGAGCAGTGCGCAGATGCTGTGAGTATCAATGAGTTTGTAGATAAACTGCAAGTGCAATTATCCGAGGTGGAGTACACGCTTAGTAACGGTAAGGTTGCGGGTATTGCGAACATAATACAGAGAGGTTTTGAGGAACTAGGCGTATACAAGCGCCCTGTGCACTGCACCGATCTGAAGAGGCAGACCCTTTATATTAAGGATGATGGGGCTTGGAGCAAGGACAACCAAGAAGATAAGATGACCAAGCTCATTAGGGGTGTAGATTGTAAACAGTGTAAGAATATCAAGGGGTGGGAGGCGGCCAATCCGGGATGCAGGGAGCGGGGTAGCAAGTTGGAGGAGGCTTGGGTACTCATGGTACGGCATTTAACGAGCCCGCTCGTGGCTAAGGACATGCGAAAAATAACGCGGAGGTGTGCTGAGTCGTACCATATCGACAAGTGTATGGTTACGCTGTAGCATATGAGGTCTTCTTTTCACCGTTAGATATAGGTGATGGTCCCGGGGCTTTTCGTAGGTCTTTTGGGGGTCGCTGCACTCGTCGCGGTGTTGGTGACGCTTTGGGGTTTCGCGCGCTGCCTGCAACTAGGTGGCGATAAGTCTTCTCCTGACCTAGAGGAAAAATTGATAGCCGCACCTACTTGACCACCGGTGCGAATAGTGTATGCAAAGCGTGCGATTGACCCAGCGGCGGAGGGCGCCAGATGATGACTTCGGAATGGTCGCGTATTGCGCGGCGCTTACATCACTGTGCGCACTGGTGATCGCGGCGGCGTGGACAGTGTGTTTGTATGCCGTGACTGGTGTGGTCCTATCGAGCACCCCGCGAGGAGACATTGAGGGCGCGTGTAGAGGATCGCTTGCATACGACTATCTCGTAGTTTGTATGTGTCTGACTCTGCTACCCATTTGCGCTTGTGCGTTATCATGTATCGTTAACGAGGAGTCGCGGTTCCGCACGATGGTTACACGCACAGCGGTTGCTCTGTGCTTCGGGTGTGCGTGCACACTTGTCCCGTTTGGCACGTACGAACTCATGGGGAGGGGCTGCCAGAAGACTGCGCTGCTCCACTGGCGAGTGTTCCTGGTGCTGTGTCTCTGGGTGGCGACGCAGAGCTTGGTCACGATACTTAGTGTCGCGTTCTGGGTGCGCAATCGACGTTCATTATGAACACTATGTGGCCGTGCGTACACATAGTTTTCTTGTTTGCAGTCGACATGTCTAGTAGAAAGAGCCACCGAAGGAACCCTGGTTCGCTGCGACGGGCTCGAAACCACCCATTCCTGGTATACTCGCGTCTTGAAGCGGGGTCGCGTCGTTTTGGTACATGGCGTTGAAGTCGGGAGATTGTCTCGTAGGCATTGAGGGCATTTGACCTTGTGGGGCAGCGTCACGCAGTATGGCGAGACCATCGGCGTGGGGGGCCTGCTGCGCACGTGGCTTGTCTGTGAACGATACACTCTTCTTCTTTTTGTCCTTGCTAGCGTGCTTTTTGTCCTCGTCCTTTAGAGAGCTCTCACCACTCCATAGCGAACTGACCTTATTTACCAGAATATCCACCTTGGCTCCCAGCTTTGACTGCATCGTTAGCAGTATCATCAAGAACGCGGTTACGAAGTTGGTCAAATACATGGGCTGATACGCCTGCTTGCTGTACGTAGGTATGAAACGTACAAAGCGGTCAATGAGCCATATCGATAAGAATATAGCCAATATCTGTCCCACGGTCTCTGCCGCTATCATGGCGCTTCCCTTGTCTTCATCTTCTTCGGGAACGTACGCTCTGATAAGCTTAAGTACAATAACGACGGGGATCATGGCCACCAGAACGTACTGCATATAGTTCAGCAATTGACCCTTATCCTCGTTGCCTAGTTCGAACATGTGCGATACAAAGCCGGGTGTCGCTGGTGCCTGTTGAACAGTTTCCATGTGAAGTATATTAAGATTATTTTCTATGGGTTAACAAGGTATGTTAAGGTGTCCTTCTACCAGACATCCGGAGGAACAGTATTTGGACCTCGTCACCGATTTGCTTAATGAAGGAGTGCCTGAAGAGTCGAGAAACGGCCTAGCTCTTACTGGATTCGGTGCTGCGATGCGTTTCAGTCTGGCTGGGGGCATGATGCCATTGCTTACCACGAAACGGGTCGCCTGGAAGACATGTTTAAGAGAACTTCTATGGTTCGTATCGGGATCGACCGATAACGAAGTTCTGAGGGGTCAAGGAGTGAAAATCTGGAATGCTAACGGGAGCCGAGATTTTTTGGATGGACGGGGACTTCAGCATTTGGCAGTGGATGATCTTGGTCCGGTGTACGGTCATCAGTGGCGTCATTTCAACGCTTCATACGGATCGTCCAAAGATGACTATGAAGGGCAGGGGGTAGACCAGTTAGCTAACGTGGTGGCTCTTCTGTCCGACCCGTCGACGCGCGCCTCACGAAGGATCGTTATGTCTGCCTGGAACCCATGCCAAATCCATGAGATGGCTTTGCCGCCGTGTCATGTCCTAGCCCAGTTCCATGTGTCCGGAGGGGATAAGCTCTCGTGTGCTTTGTACCAACGAAGTGGCGACGTGGGCTTAGGTGTCCCTTTTAACATCGCTTCGTACGCGTTTCTTACCCATCTCCTCGCGCATCATTGTGCACTAGAAGCATCAAGCTTTGTGTACTTTCTAGGGAACTGCCACATTTATGATGATCATGTGGACGCGATGAGGGATCAGTCTACCAGAGTCCCCATGCCCTTCCCGACTATATCCATAGAGCGACGTGCGCATGCAATTGACAAATATGAAATAGGGGACTTCGTATTAAGAGATTATTCACACCATCCTGCCATACGGATGGAAATGCGGCAATAGCCACCCTTTTTTGTGGCGATAAAAATGTATAAGATGAGCGCAACCCAGGCTATGTCTTCAGCACGCCGGCGAAGAGGCAATCAGCAACCTGCATCCAGGCCCGCCGCCCGGGGCACAAGTAGCACGTCCCAACAGCAGTCCGACGTCCCGTCCAATGAGATTGAGCAATCTACCGGTCATATTGCTTCATTTGTGCCTGCACCCGTGCCTGCGGCCAACACCCCGTCGGAGCTGATCTTTCAGCACGATCGACGGCTGTTTAACTTGGAAAACGGGATGGCTGAGGCGATTGGTGTCATTAATGCCAATATCGATGTGCTGACGGACGGCTACAACAGTGTGGCCCAGGGAACCGACACATCGGTGATCAATTCCCTCCGGGCTGAGATTCGGTCTCTGTCTTCAAGGATGACGGCGTTGGAGGACGCAAGATCGGCGAACAGTGACGATGATGAGATCACTGTGAACTTTACTGAACCAAGTGGGGAGGGTGTGCTTGCGAGCGACTAAAATTGATTGCACCCACTTGTGTCAATGAGCACGTAAGTGTTATGCGAGCCAGTTTCGGGAATGAGAGCGGTGTACGTTGTAGCGACATCGTATCCATGCTTAAGGGGATTAAGGGCTTCGCCCTCGATGTTGTTACGCTTCGCCTTTCGAGCACGGGGATGTACGTACAGGGGATGGACAACTCACACGCATGTCTGTTCGAGTACAAAATCGCACCATGCGACATCGAGACGTACACATTTGTCGCGGGTAAGGATGCCCCCGTGGTCGCCGTCTCTGCTGTTGCACTTGACAAGGCTTTGCAGTGCTATCACACCGGACAACAACTCAGTTTAGACACGTCTGGGTTAGACCCTACACAGCTGCGGCTGTCAATCACTGGGGGGCTATTTGCAGAGACCACCATCATGGTCCCTCTTCATTGTGTCGAGGGCGAAGAGCTGATGCAGATACCGGTGGTGGATTACGATGTGGATGTTACACTTTCATCGCGCAAGCTGGCTGTGGTTGTCGAGCAGATGGGGCTCTTCGGAACACGCGTAGCGCTTCGGTGCTCTGAGGATGATATGGTGTGGACGTGCAGCGGTGAGGCTGGTTGTATATCGGTCAAGCTAGACCAGAGCGACCCTTCACTCGAATATGCCGTGGTAGAGGGCATTGATATTAAGCAAACGTACAGTGTTCGTTTCCTTAAGCTAGTGCTTGGACTCCATTCGCTTCGCGACGAAGTGTACGTGGGTGTTAGCGAGAATGTTCCGCTCACCGTCAAGTACAACCTCGTGGATAGCGGTATGAGCTGCGCCAACTTCTACATTGCTCCGTGTCTCGCAGATTAGATATTCTCGTAAGGATTTGTCAAAGTTTAACTATTGTATCAGTAAGATGCAGGCAGCACTTTTGTCCCTACTCGTGTTTTTGCTAGTGTGCTTTCTATATATCCACGTCGTGCATCAGAGAAGAGAGAGTAACGATTGTGAGGTTGTTAGCGTGCCAGTCAGGAATAGCGAGGCGTTTAGCGAGATGGTCGGGCTACGCTGTCCCTTCATCTACACCATCAACGTCGAAGGCTTTAAGGAGGCCTTGCCGCTCGACGCACTGAAGACGGAGGAAGTGGCATATAGCTCATATGACGCTTCCGGGGTTGTGGCTGGAAATGAAATATGGAGAGATGGAATCTATGCGTGGTCGGATGTTCTGGGCACATATGAGATGCGAACATGTATACGTGATATGGACAAACTCTGCGCGCCCTATGCCAAGGTATCGTCTGATGTGTTGGTCGTCATTCCATCATTGACAACAGCTGCTCCACCCCGCAGAAATACGCACTGTCGGACCCTCATAGTCTGTACTTCAGGCATCCTGAAGGTCAGACTGTGGAGCCCTGTGTCGGGCAGGAGGCTTGCTTACCACTACGACGCTGCCAGAGAGTCGCACATCGCTAGCGACACCGACTTTACAAAGTCGACCGTGGAGTGCATCATCCGGGAAGGGGATGTCCTTTGCGTACCCTCCCGGTGGTGGCACAGCATCATTACAGAGGATGAAGGTGTTGCGCTGGTCTTCCGATATAGGTCGATGTCAAACGCCTTAGCCAACATCGTTGATGTAAGTCGTACTGTCTTATCTAAGCATCAGGTGGGTGGGCAATTAGCCAAAAGTGTTCTCGGTGGCGTATGTAAGATAGAGTAGGCCATCGTCATGCTTGTGGCTTGCATAGAGATCAACCATCATCATAGATGTGGGTGGCAGAACTTGTGCTTCTGTAAACAGGAACAGCGCTTTTACACTGTCAATGTCAAGTCTCTTTCTTATGATGTGCATGAACTGGCCAACCGTTAATGTCCGCGGGACTAAGTACTTGTTTTTGTCGAGATTCCCTATACTTCCCGCGGATGCGCTTCGTTCGCATATTACACAAACTCTATCAGGGTATTTGTCCTTCATGGACCTGCTCTCGTTGCACCGGTGGTCGAACGGTTTTGTCTTCTGGTATGAAGAGACCATTAGTTACTTGTTAGATAATTCATTCGTTTTCTCTACGTACCATATAGTATAAACGTTTTCTTACTCTTCAGACATGGAGAGTAAATATACGTTGGTTTCCTTGATCGGTTGGGGCACTCATGGTGACGTGTGGCATGCACGTAGTCTATCCAGTGGGAAGGACGTTGCCATTAAGATGGAGCGTTCTGGAGGGTTGGGGTCCCTTAAATATGAGGCGCGGGTGCTGAGCACATTAAAACATACAAAGCATACTCCTTCTATGTATGGGTTCGGTCGCGCTGCGGACGGTCGCGCATATATCGCAATGACGTTGCTCGGTGATAGTTTGGATGCGCGTTTGAGCTGCGGCGTTTCGCTGTGCCATGTCGCCATGGATATGCTTGAGGCAGTGCGTAGTTTCCATGAGGCGGGTTTCATACACCGTGACGTCAAACCAAACAACTTCCGTTACGGACGGGATGACCCAGATACACTGTATGTTATAGATTATGGTCTGTGCAAGCTGTACAGTGCGGAGGGCGTGAACTCTTACGGCGTTGTGGGGACGCCGTCATTTATGAGTGCGGCTGCTAGGAACGGGAGAAGCCAGGGAAAGGCACATGATCTGGAGTCGTGGTTGTATAGTATTATCTACATGTGGAAAGGGGAGATCCCGTGGGGGGACGTCTCCTCTCCCGGAAGGAGTGGAGTGCGTCAAGAGTTCTCGGATGTCTGTGGTGTGTTTGGCACGGCCTTACTGGAGGTGCTTCGGACGGCGCGGCTTTCATGGGTCCCCGATTACGCTGGATGTGCGTCGGCGGTGAACGAGATGCTTCAAAATGCTTAGCTCCACTACGCATTTAAAGGCTGTGCCGCGTTCTTATGTATATGACGCAAATCGGACGTGTCAAGTGGTTCAACAATGGCCAAGGTTTTGGCTTCATCACATACAACGTGGACGGTGGCGAGGTAGATATTTTCGTACACCATAGCGGTGTGAAGGTGGTGGAGGGTCAGTACAAGTATCTGGTTCCCGGGGAGTATGTTGAATTCACCGTCGTAGAAGGAGACAAGACTTACGCAAATGACGTTACTGGTATTCAGGGCGGGAAGCTCATGTGTGAGACGCGAGCGGAGCTGGCAAAGACGCGACTCGCTCCTGAGAACGCTGAGAGCGCTGAGGAGGGTGCCGCGCAGGTAACTGATGACGGTGGCTGGCAAACAAAGACGGCTCGGAGACCGGGGGGGCGTGGTCGTGGCCGCGGGCGTGGTGGTGGTGGTGGTGGCGCTTCTGGTAGAGGGGGTGGCGGCGGCAGAGGCAGAGGCGGCGCTTCTGGTAGTGCTGGCGCTTCTGGTAGTGCTGGCGCTTCTGGTAGTGCTGGCGCTTCTGGTAGTGGCGGCCCTCAGTCCTGCGACTCGTCGAACTGCGTAGTTTAAGGAATATTTGAGTTCTTGAGACTATTTGTTTTCCGAAATATTCTATGAGTTATAAGTATAGTATGCACATCTCGCTACATGCAGTTGCACTTGTCGCCGCAGCGGCGTACGCGTACTTTATCTTCGCTCGGTCTACCCCTTCTGATCTGATGTACAAGGCTGGGGATGTACTGATGGGCTGCGTGGTGGTGGCGATGCTTGCATCCGGTCGTAAGTCGATCCTATTGGTGGCCACATTGGCCTGGTTAGTCATAAACTATCTGACCAAGCTGCCGACTGGCGCGGATCAGTGGTCCGCGTATGATGGATTTGCCATAGCGACCGTGCTTTCCCAGGTGGCGCTGCCCCGTGTGTTCTAGGTTGCTTACACATTCGTAGTGATCAATTCTCTATCAATGATAGAAAATTGATTTAAACATTATACGTGGTAGAGACATAACCCTACATGTCATCGAGCGCGCTAGCAAGCAGCGCCGCTACTACAGCGGAAAGTGATCCGATTACGGTACGGTTTCAAGGCGTGTTGACCAGCCTGAGCGGTCTGCGCACGCAGATTACCGCCGTCCAGAATGAGCTTCGAGCTCTTGAACGTGATGTGGCCAGAGAGATAAAGGCCTATCGCCGGGAAAGTGCGAAGAGCAAGACAAAGGCTCCCCGTAAGCCGTCGGGATTCGCCAAGGCGTCTCCGATTAGCGACGACTTGTGTTCGTTCATGCACAAGGACACGGGGACACAGGTGGCGCGGACGGAGGTGACGCGCTTCCTGATCAAGTACATCCAAGACAATGATTTGCAGAATGCTTCGGACAGACGTCAGATCGTGCCGGACGTCCCTTTGAAGGACTTGCTCGGTCTGGAGAATGGGCAAAGGCTCAACTACTTTGAGCTTCAAAAGCACATGAACCGGCACTTTCCGAAGGCGGTCACTACCTAAGGGCCCACTACCTAAGGGCGCTCGCTGAAAAACGTTTATAATATCTTTTTTCCTTGTACAAATGTTGTAGTTTAAAGGCATCGGGCTTTGCTCCTTAATGGCAGCCAATCCTTTCAACGTCCCTATTGGCGAGGACATCTGCGTGATTTGCCAGCATCCCTTAAGCGAAATGCAGTCCTATCAGCTACCTGAGTGCCATCACACGTACCACACTCACTGTATCATAACTTGGTTCCGGTCGCGGCCCAGCGAGGAGAATGGTACGACCGGGGGCAGATGTCCATGTTGTGGCGATCAGGGCGTTAATAACATTAGTAAGACGTGGCGCTGGCGGCGGGGCATATCTTTCCACAGGGGAGACGCCCACCAGGCTTCTCATTTTGCAATGTTACGGAAAGAAGCTAAGAAGCCAGGGGCATCGCCCGCCTTGCAGGGTTTGTTTGAGAAAGAGGCAAGGGCCGCGACTGCTGTGTCTGAAGCTGCGGCTTCCCGGAAGAACTATAAAGAGTTCTTGAGGACCAATGCGGTAGACTTTTCCGAGGCCGCCAGGAAGTCGGTGGCACTGAGGCGTTCTTACCACCATCGCTGTCGGGCACAGAGGGACGTTCAGCGCGCGCTGTGCAACTTTCCGATCATTCCCATGATAATCCCAATGCCTGTGGATATTAACTGGTCTAAGCACGACACATCCGAGTCGGACTAATCGTTTTATCTTTGTGCGTTAAGCGAGAAGAGCGTATGCGACGTTCATGACTAACGTGGGCGCAGCAGTCAAACACCAGAGACTTGGCGTTATGTGAGAGGTGTGGTCGTTTAGCTTTACGTACGCCCAGCTCGCTAAAAAGCCAGCCATGATTATCGCGATCGTTGCGGTTTCTCCCGGTATGAGTAATCCCGGGATGAACCATAGTGCTAAATACATGAACCAGTTCGCGTCCATGCCCGGGTTCGAGAACAGCTCGTAGGTCCAATAGAGATGCTCGTCGTCTTTCTTAAACGTGCACGTTTTAGGGCCACTGGCCATCTCGTCGCCGTCCGCGCGCTTTCCGTAAGTGGACAGTCTTCGGAGGACATGTGCGAGTATCCATGTCAAACAGAGTGCAATTGCACAGACTATTATCCCTTGGTGAATCGGCGCCAGCGGGGGGCTGCGTTTCTTATACAAGAAAATCAGATTCCACATCACCGGCTGAACGAGTATAAGAATGTACGAGACTTCCGTGAGGGCTTGGTTTATGCCGTCGCACACGTTGACATAATTGTACTGAACCGTTTGCAATATCTCCATAAACGTGTAGAACATGAGCGGAACGTAGAGAAGGTTGTGCCCTACGCCCTTTTTGAACCATATCAAGGCCGTTGCCATTGCTCCAAGTACCGCGAAGGCGGCACTGTACTTTTGGTTGAAACACATGGAGACGTATGCATTATAGAGGGATAGTTTTAGCCAAAACGTTGAGTGCACTCGACTTGGCGCCGAGTCAGCGCGTTATTACTAAGTTTCGGAGATTTACGGTATAGAGGGGATGATGTAGTAACTTTCAGAACTCGATGAGTGGGGCCAGTGGAGAAGAAGCGAGACCGCACGTCAGCGTTGTTGTGTGCGGGCATGTTGATTCTGGCAAGTCTACGACTACTGGTAGGCTGATGTTTGAGCTTGGTGGTATCAGCCAGCGAGAGATGGATAAGCTGAGAGCCAAGGCGCAGGAAATGGGCAAGGGTAGTTTTGCGTTTGCCTTTTTCATGGATAACCAGAAGGAAGAGCGTGAACGCGGTGTAACGATCGCGTGCAACACCAAGGAGTTCTTTACTCCCAGCAAGCGTTACACCATCATTGATGCACCCGGGCATCGTGACTTCATTAAGAATATGGTTCGCGGTTCGTCCCAGGCGGATGTGGCTATGCTGATGGTGCCTGCGAACAAGGGTGGTTTCGAAGTGTCCATCCAGAAGGGTAACCATCGTGAACACGAGGTCCAAGGACAAACGCGTCAGCATGCGCGACTTATCAGTTTGTTGGGTGTCGAACAGCTGATTGTCTGCATCAATAAGATGGATGATGAGTCGGTACAGTTTTCACAAGAGCGATACGATGAGATTAAGAAGGAGGTGGCCCGCATGTTGACGTTGGTTGGGTGGAAAAAGGAGATGGTTGCACAGGTCCCGTTTATCCCTATGTCCGGATATAACGGTGACAACTTGTTGGAGAAGTCGACTAATATGCCATGGTGGACGGGCGCGCGGGTGACGAACCTCAATGGCGATCAGGTCAATGTACAAACTGTGCACGATGCACTCGATAAGATGGTCTGTTTCCCGACGCGTAACAATACGGGCGATTTGCGCATGCCTGTTTCTGGCGTTTATAACATCAAGGGTGTGGGCAGCGTAGTTGCCGGCCGTCTGGAACAGGGATCGGTGAAGCCTGGAGAGGAGGTGAAGTTCATTCCCACTCACACGGACGCTAACGCCTGCACCGGCAAGGTTTTTACCGTCGAGATGCACCACAAGGGTTATCCAATGGCGTGTACGGGGGACAACGCGGGGCTCAACATCAAAGGGTTGGATAAGAACAACATGCCGCAGCAGGGAGATATTATGGTGCGCAAGAAGGACATGTCTCTGATCCCTTTGAACAAGAAGAACTCATTTGTGGTGCAGGTGAGCGTTCTCGACCATCCGGGTCAGCTAAAGGTAGGTTACACGCCAGTTGCCTACATTCGCACAGCGACGTGCGCCTGCCGCATCGCGGCAATCAATTGGAAGATCGGCAAGAGTACAGGTGGTGCTAAGGTGGATAACCCTGCCTATATTGAGACTGGAAACGGCGCGGAGTTGGTTCTGACGCCACAGGCTCCGTTCATTGCCGAGCCTTTCGCTGTGTGTCCAGGTCTCGGCCGCGTGGCCATCTTCGAGGGTAACAGTGTCGTTATGCTGGGCAAGGTGATCTCCGTGAATAAGTAGGTTTTAGGAATAGATGTTTTTTTGTACACTTATTGTATAACATGGCATTTCAACCAACAACCAAGGCCCAGCTCCAGGTCGCAGTCAATACCTGGGCCGCAACGGGGTTCTCGCCCACTTTCACATATCCGGTGGGCGGCGGCGGCGCACTAGTAAACAACTGGGACACGTCACTGATAACCGATATGAAGGATATGTTCCGTGAGACTAGTTTCAACAGCAATCTTATAGTTGGATGGGACATGTCTGCAGTGACCGACACGACGTGGATGTTCTACAACACACCTTTCAACCAAGACATCGGTGCCTGGTTCGTCGGCGCCGCTGGCAATGCGCTAACCACTGTGGGGGGTATGTTCCAGTCCAGCGCCTTCAATAAGGACATCAGCGCGTGGAACGTTTCCAACGTGACCGATATGAGCTCTCTCTTTCTCGCTAACGTTGCTTTCGATCAAAACCTCGGGCCATGGAACGTCAGCAATGTCACTATTATGAGCCATATATTCACGAACGCCACCGGTATGTCTGCTGAGAGTAAGAGTCTTACGTTCGGGGTGCACTGGTCTGCGAATGTGCAATGGACGACCGGGCCGTTCTCTGGACCGTTCGCAGCTGCGGCTACGGCTGCGGGCATGGCGGCTCTGGGGTCGTTCATACCACCGACCAAGACGCAGCTCGTAGACGGGGTCAACAAATGGAAAGCTGGAGGTTGGTCACCCGCTTTCACGTACAATGCTGTGCTAGTGAACAACTGGGACACATCCCTAATACAGGACATGAGTCAGCTCTTCTTAAATAGTGCGGCCTTCAACAGAGGAGAAATCGGCTCGTGGAATACCTCGAGTGTAACGAATATGAGTCAGATGTTCAAGGGGTGCTTGGTGTTTAACCAACCTCTCGCAACCATCGCCGCAGTCGGTGGCAACCCCGCCGCATGGGACGTTCAGCTCGTTACGAACATGAGTGACATGTTCTCCAATTGCGCCGACTTTGATCAGGATCTCAGTTCTTGGCAGCCGCTGCTACTGTCTAATGCACAGGCGATGTTTGCCGGAGCTGCGGACTTCAACTCCGCGGTTTTTACTAATACCCCCGCGCTAACCAACACCGCAAATATGTTCTACGTTTGCGCCAAGTTTAACCATGCATCTGTTGGCAATATGAACGTCTCTCTGGTGACCACAATGATGATGACGTTTCGAGGTGCTACGATGTTTAACCAGTCGCTGAGCGGTTGGAACACATCAAGTGTCACTACCATGGAGGATATGTTCCGAAATGCCACGAATTTCAACGGCCTCGTCGGCAGCTGGGACACTACCTCCGTGACCAGTATGGTTGGCATGTTTCGGGATGCCGCGAGTTTCAACCAGCCTATTATCACAGACAACAACAAATGGAACGTAAGCAGTGTAACTGATATGCAGTACATGTTCGATGGCGCAGCAGACTTCAACCAAGACATAGGCAACTGGGACACTAGCAGTGTAACTGATATGTCCGGTATGTTTCGGTCAACTGCCACTTTCAATCAGAACATAGGGGGTTGGAATGTCATCAATGTAACTAATATGAAGTACATGTTCAATACTGCCACCGCTTTCAATTATACTCTCGAACTCTGGAACGTCAGTAATGTAACCACCTTCACCGATATATTCACGGGCGCCACTGGTCTTTCAGATGCGAATAAGGATCTCGCCTGCGGTGAGTACTGGTCAGAGAACACGAATTTCACCCAGTCGACATCATTCTATACGGACTTCAAAAACGCGTCAGGGTGTGATCCTTACGTGATGACGCTGACCGGTGAGCTCTACAAATTGGACAACATCACGGGTGTGTGCCGCATGATGCAAGGCACCCTACAGGGCAAGCCCTTTGTTATCAACACGATGATGAAGCTAGATTCCGAGAATAAGGAGAGACAAATGAATGAGTGGTCCTCGAAGAATGCTGGTGGGTTGGAGACTTCCAATCTGGAGATGCAGAGCTTCTACACGCACGTGTTCGTGAAGCATGGCGACAGCGAGTGCATCGTGGACTTAGAGAACGGAACCGTGAGAGGCACCCATGAGACGGATTTGGTCATTAAGCCCATCTCTGGTAAGCGCTCTGAGATTCCCATGTATAATAGGGAGGTGTGCAGCGGTGGTTGCTCTATTCAGGCGGGCCCAGTTATAGTCTTTGCGAAGATGTTCCCCAATCGTCAAGTGCGCAGCGAAATCGCGACATGTGGAGGGGGTGCTGTGGAGAACGCGGACGGCTTTGCGGTTCGTCCGATGCGGACCAAGGTGTGCCGCGTGAAGAAACTGACGGACGGTGGCATGCTGACTATGAAGCGGAGTCACTACAAGGGTGAAGTTCGGGAAAGGTTCTACTCCACGGCGGATAAGGAGGGAAAGGTCCGGACAATCCCGCGCGTTTAACGCTCTAATTAGGTCAATATATTGCAATACATGTCAAATATTGCAATATCTCGGATGTTGTGGCAGAAAGGGGGTGAGGGCGCCGGCCACTGTGTTGTGCGGTGCCCCTCAAAGAAAAAATTGAAAGCTAAAAAGAGAAAGAATGGGAAGAAAGAAAGAGATGAAGTGTGGACGAACTCGAAGCGGACAGGTATACAACATAGATCGTGTGGATGCGTCAGGAGAG